AAGATTCTCTCAGCAGTAAATTGTAATTCTTTTGGAATTATCATTTTTCTACCTTGAGCAGCGATTCTTAAACCTCTTTCGTCAACGAAACCAGCAATGTCAATTAACATTTGCTCTAATGAAGTTTCGTTTAAGTCTGCTGCAGTTGCTAAAACGTTTGAAAAAGTACCACCGTTTGATAATGGGTGTGAAGCCGAAATTAACGGCACACCATCACCACCTAATACAGTAGTAATTTGCGCATTGTTTAACACTGCTGCTGCTTTAACTTGTTTAGTATGAGACATAGATCTCGCTAACGCTCTAGTATATCTACCAGCTAGTCTGTCATACAAGTTGTCTTCAATTGCTTCTTCAGTAATTGCAAAAGCAAGAGCGACAGTCTCGTGTGTGTATCTAGCAGTAAATGCTTCGTTAGCTTGATCGAATACTACCGCAGCACCTTCTTGTTTAGTTGGTGCATTAGCGAAACCTGATAGCATTACTTCTTCTTCAAACGCTCTGTCTGATGATTCAGTAACGAAGATTTCTGCGTGTTCGTTATCGTATCTCGCATATTCCAGGCCAAATAGGGCATTTAAACCTGGCTCTAGCTCTTTAGCTAGTTGTTGTCGTGATATAGCCATAATTATTTTCTCCTATTATGTAGTTAGACCTGTTGTACCACCTTTGTAGAAGTGGTTGTTTATTCTTACAAGTACATTTGTATTTGTAGCTGTTTGATCGCTGTTCGCAGGGTCCTGAGAAATATCAATCGCTTGTAGCGCTAAATAGTTCAAAGTGTCTGCTGTACTCACGTCAAGCTGAACTTCAGAAATACCAGTTTTAGTATTTCCAGTTCCGCCATCTACTGAGTAGTTTGCGAAAACATCTGTTCTTGCAAATGACTGGTCCGCGTTGATCAAAAACACTGTGTCAGGATCATCTACAACGTATGCAACAATGTCAGATACGTTGACTGAACCTGGATAGTAGTTTGAAAACACGGGCTTCTTAGAAGTTGGATCTGTATAAGTACAACCATTGAATACACCAATGATAGCTGCACTGTTTCCAGCAACGTGTCTACTAATTTCACCATCTGCTTCAGCGATAACTAAATCACCTTGGTAGATAGCTGTAGAGTTGTTGTCAGAAATAGTATATCTATTCTGCGCGTTATTCCATGCTGCACCATTTATAGATCGGTATGGTCTTAGACCAAACTTTTCTGCTGTGTTAGCCATGTTTTTTTCCTTTAAGTTAACAGTTTAAGTTAAATGGAAACGTAGAACCTATTTTCTACCGCCTCCAAAGCTTACCTTCGATTGTCTATTAATATTAATAGGCATCGCAGGGTTCTGTTCCTTCATAAGGTCATTGTCTACCGCGTTAATCTGATCTTGAGTTAATTTTTTAAAATACTCTGCACGGCTTTCAGCGATCTCTAAAGGTATCCTTGCCAGCACAAGGCCACCAACTCCAATGTATCCTTTCCACTTAGATTGTTCACCGTAAATTGGATAATGCGCATCTCCTGGTTTTAATTCGTCACCTCTAACTAATTCATAACCTTCTCTCAAACGTTTTGAAATGTTAGCGGTATCTTCAAACCCAGCGATTTCCGCTCTTAACCATCGGTGTATAAAACCCTCAGGTGGTTTAGGTGCATCTAAAGATGATGGGGGAGCCCACGGTTTAACTCTTTCTTGAGTTTTTCTTTCCTGTGAGCTGCGCGAATTTCTTTTATCGTCGGACATATTAAGCTCCTTCCTTTACATACTTCGCGTATTCGGTTAGCGGCACATTTAATCTCTTTGCCATTTCGACTTGCCGTTTGGTCAGTCTGACAGTTCTGCGTCCAGAGTTTGTTCTTCCTGCAGGTGCTACCGTTTGGACGGGTTTCGATCGCTCCTGTTTTTTTGCAAACCTTTGAGGGAAATAATCTCTCAATTGTTTATCAACTGTATTATAGTACGCATCACTCTCAGGATCAACCCCCTGTTGGATTAATTGATTATGGATGCTGTAAGCAGCTTGAGTCATAACCTCATCATTACCAAACCATTCATTTTTAGATGCCCAAGCAGATGCTTTAGCACTAGGTTGTGGTAATTGTTGACCATAATCGATAGGTTGTTCTTGTGGAGTTTCAGCTCTTTCCGCCTGAACTTCTTGTTCAAACTTCCTTTGTTCAGCTTGAATCTTTGCTCTTTCCTTCTGTACTGCAAGCTCCGTCAATTGAGACTGAGATTCCATAATCTTATCAAAGTCCTGTTCTTGATGAGCTTTTCTAAGATTTTCTTTTACAGCTAAAGTTTGAGCATCAATTCTAGCGGCCATCTCTTTAAACTGAGTATCCTCTAAAACGGAATATCTTTTTTCAAACTCCGATAATTTTCGTTGAACACCTTTTGCATGTTCGACAGCACCACGCGCTAATCTTTCAGCTTCTCTTTTATCAAAAGTAAGTTTATTAATTCTTGCTCTTACTTTTTCAGAGTAACCAACGAGATCATCACCGTCGTCTTGATTATTATCTTGAGTTTCTTCTTGTTCTTGTTCTACATCAACCGCTTCCTGTTGTACGGCTGTTCCTTGAGGTTCAATAGAAACTTGTTCTTGTTGTTCCTCTTCTTTTGCTTCAACATCGACAACAGCTGTGCCGTCTTCGTTGATTTTTTCTAGCTCCTGTTTTTCTGACATTACGTCCTCCTATTTATAATGCATGCTTAACGTCCCTAGGGTCAAGTATGGTTGCGATGATTTCATCATCGTTTAATATGCGAAGTTCCCCACCTTCGATTTTAAATCTAGATCCTGCGTAACGACCAAACATTACCCAGTCTCCATCTTTACACCACGGCCCATTTGGAAATTTTTCTTTATCCGCATAAGCGAGTGGTCCAGTCTTGATAACATAGGCTGTTGTAGTTGCTACAGCAATAGCTTCATGACTGTTGTCAGGTAGAATAATTCCACCTGCTGTTTTTTTAGGACCCGACCACGGCATCACTAAAACTCTCCAACCTGTTGGTTGAGGAAGTCTTTCTTTTAAGCTTGTCGTAAGTTTAGAAGGGTCTAAAAATCTCTCTTCAATTTCTTCTTTAGAAGCATATAAATCTAACAAAGCATTTTTGTGCTTTGGTACTTCTTCGTTACTTGTCTTCGTCATCGAACATCTCCTGTTTCTTAAGCAGTTCCCTAAGGTCCTGTTGCAGATCATTTAACGATCTGTATTGACCCACAAGATATTGGTATTTGTCGTGTGTGTCAACACCAGATATGATGTTTTCTTTCAAAGACTCCATTTTAGGTTGGATGATTCGTTTTAAAATATGCTGAATAACTTCTACCATGAAGTAGTGAATAACAGGTTTTTGCTTTAATACAAGGCTAAATATCTTTAGGTTTTATGCTTATATGACCTACTATTTTTCCTTCATTGGAACCCTGTTTTATTTTATATCCAGAAGTTCCATGAGCATTAATATCAACTTCTTTTCTATTTTTCAAAAGAAGTTTATTACTCTCGTCTATTTTCTTTTCCTGATAGTTTTTCGCTATCAAATCTTTTAATCGTTCTTTCATTTGTTTTGTTTACTCGCTAAAGTTCTTGCAATACTTTCACCTGATCGACCCACCACATAACCACCCAAACCAATGTTGAGTAAGGTCCAAACATCACCAGGTAATTCAAAAGTAATCACTGCTCCAGAAAATATTTTTATAATAGGACCAAAAATATAATTCCAAACTAAAATAAAAATTAATACATACATCAACAACGGTCTCCAACTAGAAACAAACCAATTGGATTTTGCTTCTGCTTCTACAATAGCTGCAGCTGCTTTTAATTCTTCTGTGCTGGATTGAAGAAGTTGAGTATTCAGTTGAGCTTTTAATTTTTCTGCTAAATCTTTATCGGGGATAGCTTTATCTACAGTAGAGAAAAGCATTTTAGCTAATGGTGCTATAGTTCCTAATGCTGCAAGCATTACTTACATCCTATAAATTTTCCGCCCTTAAGTTGAATATCTTTAACACCTTGAATATTAGATTTCGCACCTTTTCTTCTGTAAGGACAACTCATTCCACCAGCTTGTTTTCCTTCAGGTTCTTCATAACTGATAGTTTGATCTTCTTGTTCAAACATTCTTGGATCTGGTTGAACAGTTACGTCGTTTTGATATATTTCTATATCTTTTTCCATTTTAGATTTCTTTTTAGTTTTCTTTTCAGGCATAATATTAAATATACTTGGTTTTCAATGGAACGTCTATACCATCAGGATTAGGCCCCCTTTTTGGAGGAGGCCCAAATCTCTTCCCGCCACTAAGACTTTTTCTTAGATTTTTTCTTTTTGCCTTTTTCGACACCTGTTATCGTTCCTTTGTTTTTAGAAGCATAAAAGACTTGCTCGCCTTTTTTAGAGCCATATTTTTCTTTCATGGCTTTCATGATTTTTTTACCTTTTTTGGTAATCATGGTTTCTCCTCTTAACTGAGCAATTTTATCAGTTAACCTAACTGACATTTATTTTTTCTTTTTCTTTTTAACCATTTTAAGGTTCATCATCTTACCCGCTCTAGCTTTGGTCATGCCGCCTTTTTTATAAGCTGCACCCATTCCTTTTTGAGCTATTCCGCCACCTTTTTTCATTGCTTTTTTCATAAGTTCTCCTTATTTTTTTTGTTGGTTTAGTTTCATTAGAGAAACTGCAAGTCTAGCTTTATCTGCTTCCTCTTTGTTCTCTAGTTTTACTTTTTCAAGTTCCATTTTTTCATCGAACCTAAAATCTTCATTCTGTTCTTTCAACGTTGTCTCACTCATCTTACGTTGTTGCTCCATCGCTTTCAAATCTAATTCTCTTTCTTTCAATCTTGTTAGTGGATCTTTTCTTGCAGCTAAATAATCTTCTTCCGTCGTTGCAGCTTCTTGAGTTAACTGCGCAGTTACTCTTGCCACAAGCGTTTCAAACTGTAATGCAGCTTCTTGAGGGTTTTGCTGGGCTATCGCCTGCAGTTCTGGGTTTTGTTCGAACTGGGCTTGCGCCATCATTCTAGCTTTGAGACCAATATGTTGTGCAATATGTCGTTGCAGTAAAGAATAAATCACAGGATTAATTTGAATCATTCTGGTTCGCATAAATGCCATGTGTGCTGCAATATGAGCATCGTGATCTTGTCCAACAAAGGCTTGTAGTTGTTTCATATCCATCGCTCTAATGTTTTCTTGCGCAGGATCTAATGGTTGAGAAGGTTTATCTTGTGGTAACAATAATAAATCTACATTTTTCGCTCCCAGGGCTTCATACACTTGTCGATACGCTTCATACATGTTGTGCATACCAGGATTAGACATAGCAATCTTCAATTGTTCGTTTGCAAGGGTTACTCTTTGCGACATAGAGAAAATATTTGGGTCTGCAACAGGTAAAATATCTACTCGATCGTCAAAATCTGCTTGTTTAATCACTCTTTCACCGCCATAAACATCATAAGGGTACTCTGGAGGTAAATAATCACCAAAAATTCTTGCTAGAAGTTTAAATTCACGTCTCATTGCGTTGTAACAACGCTTTTGAACAGCTGACATCACTCTAGTTCCACGTTCTAACAATGCAATTGTGGTTCCTACAGGTGCGTTTTGGTTTCCATCACCCACTTGCATGCTAGAAATAGCTGCAAATCGGTTTCCCGCTTCTACACAGAAGCCCAAAAGTTGAAATAATGTAGCCGAAGGCTCTTTAAAAGGTAAAATTTGGAACTGATCTCTGATATTTCCGCCAGGAGCGTCAACATCTCTGAACTCACCAGGGGTAAAAGGTTGGTCATCGTCCCTTATACGCATACCTCTGGACTTAAATCCCGCAGGCAAGTTAGATAAAGTACCTGCATCTAGTAATTGACGTAGTGCATTGGTTGCAGCTTTGGTCAAACCACCGATCATATGAACTAAGCCGAAGCCATAAAACCCTAAACCTGGTAAAAATTTATATTGAACAAAGTATTCAATTCGTCTTGCAAGCTGATCTTCCTCTTTGTAATTACGATACACAGATAAAACCTGTCCTGAAGACTCATCTAACGTTACGATATATGGAACTTTAATTCTTTTTTCTGTTTTATTATCTTCCATTTCAAATTCTTCCAAATCCAAATCCACATGCATTTCAAGAATTTTAAAATATTTATCTCTGGATACTATTTTTTCTACTCCAGAAATCTCATCTATCTTTTTTTCTAAATCTGATTGTGTATCCGCACTTGGTTGAACTTCAATGTCTCTGTAAAATCCTGATAACTGTCTTTTGGTTAATTCGTTTTCTGTTAAAGTTAGTACATGGGTAATTCTTTCTGCTGATAATAAATCCGTTGCCATGTAAGGAACGACTAAATCTTCTGCTGGAACAAATTTTGCAACAGCTCTTTCGGTTGTTGCATCGTAATAAACTTTTTTAAATGCAGAACCTGCAAGAGGAAGTTGATATAATAATTGATCCATGTCAGTTGTGTACTCTTCCATTTTTTCCATCAACTCAAAATTCATAAATTCTTTAACACGATCTGCTTGATCTTCTCTTGCTTTATCTACAGCACCAACAATTTGTGTTCGCACTGGACCACCTGCTGGTAATAATTCTTTGTAAGCTTGTGCTTGAAACTGCGTGACCGCTTCTGACATCAATGGGTGTGTAACAGTAGATGCTCCTTGAAACGGTCTCGTAGTCGATCTGTAGCTGTCAGTAATGAAATCCAAACCTTTACGATAACCGTCTTCCCATGATTTTCTAGAATTTTTATCTGACTTGTAAAATGAAACTAACTCTAATCCTAATTTTTGTAATACTCTTTCGTCCATGTCCTCTGCGAGGTTTGCATAAAAATTTTCCTCACCAGGTTCTAATTCTTCTTCTGTAACTTCTTGTGCATTGCCGTCTTGATCTATTTGGACAATAGGTTCTTGTTGACCTTCACCCTCAATTTCCACATTAGCATCCTGAGACGAAATCTCGATTTCATCATCTTCAGTCGTTCTGATATTTTCATTATTTTTTTCTACGGCCATTTTTTTTCTTTACACTTCCACCATACTTCATTTTCCCAGATTGTACATAAGGAAAAAGTTTCTCTTGTGGAATAGATACTCCGCCGAGAAACTTTTGATATTCCTCACCTAAATCCTTATTAGCAGCTTTTGATGCTAATACAATCGCTTTGTTTAAAGAAGACATTAAGTTAACAAAATAGTCTTCTTAGATCTAATCGCTCTGCCTTGACCTTTAGTCGTAACAGCTCCACCTGATTTAAAACCCATATTACCAAAACCAAAGTTTCTTACTCCAGAAACATTAATGGATTTAGGACCTGGTTGCATTTTTTTTCTTACACTAGCTGTAGCTGTTTTTTTACTAGGCATTACAGAACCCTCATGCTCAAAAGGTGTAGTTGATGATTTCTTAGATGCTCCTTTGTAAGCATCATATTCGTAATCAAGGTTTTTCGTAGCTGTATCTGTTGCAGCACCTGAATCACCCATCTTAGAAGCTAAATATGCAGCTGCAATTCCAGCTCCTATTTTAGCAAGTTTTTTAGATTTTTTACCCATGGTATTTCTCCTGTTTAACGTTAAAGGTTTATAATAACTTACAAACGCCTATTTATCAATCGTAGAACTTCTTTTCTGCAGATATATGTGGCTCTTCTTTGTAATCTTCTGGTGTCATAATAAATCCGCCTTGTCTGTACCTAAACAAAGCTTGAGTCATACTATCTACTAAATCATCATGTTCGCCATAAGGAAAAGCTGCGGATTGTTCTATGACTTCTTCTGCAAATCTTTCTCCCTTAGGATAATAAACCATACCTGATGCAAATAGTGGTGAAACTGCATTTACCCTTGTAACTTTATCTCTTCCTTTTGCAGGTATGAAATCCATCGCTGGAATACCCATACGTCGGAATTCTTGCAATAATGGTTGCCCCGAAGCTTTTGCTTCAATGATTACAGATTCGGGTTCCCAATATCGATACTGTTCTAATGCTGCTTGTTTTAAATCTGGAAATTCCCATCGTTCCTGTACAGCATCTAATAAAATAATTCTTTGACCCATTCCGTCTTGTGGTTCAAAAATTCCCCACGTAGTAATAGCAGAAAAGTCCGCAGTCTCTTTTGTGGAAAATGCAGTATCATAACTTTGTATGACGTGTAGCAAATTTGGGACTCCTTTTTTTGTATCCCAGGGTTTCCACCACTCCCTCTTGATAATAGCTCCCTCTTCTGAGGAAGGTTCCTGCATATACTGTGCATTCCAGTTTCTTGCTGCAATAGAAGCTTTTGTTTTTTCTAAATCTTCTAGTGTCCAATACTCTGGCCACACTGGATTACCATTAGGCATGATCGCTGGAAATTTTATTACATACCATTGGTCTGACTTAGGTTCAGATTGATTTGCTATGAGTTTGCCTGTTAGGTCTGCCTGACCCCACCTGGTCATTACTAAAACAATGGAGCCTCCTGGTTGAAGACGTTGACGTGGACCAGAGGTATACCATTCGTAAGCTTTATCAAAAGCATTCTCGGACATTGTATCTTGTTCAGTATGTGGATCATCAATAATTAATAAATCAGCACCACGACCTGTAATCGAAGCTCCCACACCAGCAGCATAATATTCACCGCCTTGATCTGTTTCCCAACGACCTTTTGCTTTTGAATCTTCTCTAAGTTTGACATCACCAAAAATTTGTTTGTATTCAGGAGTCTCCATTAAGTTTCTTACTTTGGATCCGAAACGAACTGCAAGTTCTGTATTGTGCGATACCTGCATAATTTTTAAATTAGGTTTTTTTCCAATTAACCAAGCAGGGAACAAATAAGATGCAAACTCTGATTTAGTATGCCTAGGGGGCATATTCACAATGAGTCTCTTTTGGGACCCATCTGCAATTTTCTGAAATTGATTACCAATGATCTGGTGGTGTCCCCATTTCAATGGGTCCTTTTCTTTACGACAAATAAAACTAGGCCAAACTTCTTGAACAAACATTAAAAAATTATCCTGGCACAGCTTGATATACTGTAACCATTTTAACTCTACCTGTTCTTTCAATTCATCGGTAGAAAGCTGATCTAAAGTTTTTGAACCTGTTTGCATGTATCCGACCTACTTTTCTTTACATTGTTTTTAGTAACATATCAACACAAATGGGGGGTCGGGGTACTGAAGCGGAAGCTGTGACGGTGGGATGGCCTGGACCCCTATCGGTAGGAGGCCAGGCACTTGATGAGTGTATCGTAATCAGCTGGTTGAGTTAGCTTTGGTGACATCAATGGACATTCAGGATTATGTCTTGCACCATACACTGCATGAGCAATCTCATGGTACACTACATGTCTTAGGTAGTCTGTACCTTTGTTGATTGCCTTTTCTGTAATCCAAATCTTACAGTTACCAACCTCTGCTAACCCAAGCATGTTCTTACAATTTACAGACTCACCAACTCTAACATCTATTCTTGGTAAGTCTTTGATTGTTTTCTTCACCTCATAAATTAATTCAATAACTCTTCTTCTAAGTTGGTACACTTCATCGTTCATCTTGTAGTTATTGAATTCTTCTGTTTTCATTTTTATTTTTTTCATGATTTTTTATCGCACATAATTATGGCGAAATTAAGGCAGAAAAAAAATATTTTTCTGCCTTAATTCTTAGATGCTATCGAAGTGACTCGACAGGTATTGGTAACTCAAATGAGAATGGTTTGACTATGCTAAAGTATTCTTCAGCAGGACTTCCAATGCTATCAAACCTATCAATGAAGTCCCTTGCTCTCTGTGGTAATGAGAGGCGGATCACAGGGAAGACACCGTTTTCAGGTACTATCTCATCATCTATATAATCATGAGGACGCGTAAGTTTGTCATCCACCTGGATCAACACAGATAAACTTCTTACCTCAACCCTGCAGGTCTTCTTCACAACCCTTCGGATCGCCAAAGCGATCGGGCAAGAAAGGCAGTCAGAAGTTGTTCCGTGACTGATATCATCAGCTGTCACTTTTATTTTTTTAACTTTCATTATTCTCATTACAGATGCCTCCCATCTAATTCGCATGTGCAATCTTTACAATAAAAGAATGACATTCCATCATTGAAGTAAATGTCCCTGGCATCAATCGTAGACACATCCACTTCCCCTTGTGAGTCGCTAGCACTACGATAACCTTTGGCAACAATCTTCCACTGCCCCTTCTTCGTTTGTTCGTAATGAACTTTAACCCAGCTGTTGCCATCAACATTAGGAAGGTATTCCAAATTAGTTGATTTGCATTCTGTACATTTTAACATATTTGCTCCTTTGTTGTTGTTTCAATTTTTATTTCATACAATTGTGTCCAAATTATGTCATCGAATAAAATAAATAAAAAGATATTAGCAGCAGCAGCCCAGCCCACGGCCGCACAATTGCCCCTACCAGGACCACAAAAAAAATAACTAATATTATATAAAACATAAAATAATTAATAAAATGGGAAAGTAAAATGGGAAGCTAAAATGGGAATATGGCGGGAAGCACCCCAAGAAACAGGAGCTAAAATTGAACTTGACGTGCTTACCCATATAAATATCCTGAACTTAATATAAACCCCCACTTGCAAAATGCAAGTGGGAATTTAGTTTTATTTTTACTGATCTTTAGGTGCTTCTAATTGCAATAAAGATTTAGGGATTTGGAAGTCAATCTGACTAGATTTAAACACATTAGCTAATTCAGATACAACCGAGTTGATAGAACTACCGCTAAACAAAATATTTCGCGCCATTTCTTTTCTAGTTTCTAACGCTTTCATATTTTTAGCAATATCTTGTTTTTCAAGATAACGTCTAGCTTCAACCCTGCACGCTTCTTTTATTTTATTGTCAAATTCATTTGACGATAAAACACCGTCTCTGTCATATCCTGCGCTCATTCTTAAATCCCAGTTATTAACATCGGATTTTTCGCGTAGATAGTTTGCCAGTGTGTTAGCGTGCGTCTCTAACTTATCGCGCAACTCTGATTCTTTTTGATCTTTAGTTCTTTTAAAAATCTCATATTCAGATCGCGCCCTTTCAACTTTTTTAAACATGTCCTCAACTTTGAGATGTTTTTTAAAAGACTTAAAAGTTTGTTCAACTTTTTTGTCCACCTCATTATTGAACTCGCGATTAAGCGCGTCCCCTTGTTTTTCGAACTTTCGGTCTATCAGTCTTTCATAGTACTCAAGTTCATTTTTTCTTATTGGTTTCATATTTTACTCCTTTTTGTTTTTTGTTTGTGGGCATAGTTTGGGAAAATCCCCTTGGTCATGCCCTAACCGTGTATGTTATTTCTAAATGCATTGAGACGAACTCTGCGTCTATTCCCAAAAAGAAATAACAATGAAGTTATTTCACATCAATGTGGCTAAATTAAGGCAATCATAAAAATAATTTATTTTTTTTTTAAAATAAAAAAAAGGACCCTTAAAAAAATTAAATAAATAATAAATATAAATAAAAAAATTAAAAAAACCTAACGGGAAAACCAACGGGAAACCCACGCGGGAAGCGTGGGAAACCCATACGGGAATATTACCACCAACTAGAGTAATAAACGTACTTACCTGCCTCGAGCTCTTTTTTTGCCTTTTCTATAATCTCAAGGTCGTATTTTTTTTGTTCCTCGTGCTCTTCATACGAGTAGCTATCATTACCAAAAAAGAAGCCACTCGTAGCTGGCAACTTTTCTTTTTTGATAGTGTCGCAAAGTTCCTCTAACTCTTCCGCGTTCAGATAATACCGAACACAATTAAAGTCAGTATCAGCGTCAGTATGGCGGTTGAGCCACTTATTCTCAAACCAACCATGCAAGCGATTATGCTTTCGCCAGTAGCCGAGCTCTTGCTCTTGCTCCTCTTCGCCATCTACCTTTGCTCTATTTTCCACCTCTAAACTTTCAATGTGTTTATTGGTGCTGTACATGTACATATCTAAGCCCATGTTTTTTACCCCCTTTCCTCTAAAATTTCTATGGCCATACGTCCTACCACCTCTTCATGCTCAACGTCTTCAGGCAATAGCCAGTCACCGTAGTCAGCTTTTTCAAGAGCTTCCTTTTCGGTCTTTGCTTCAACAACAACTTGCCTAGCAACGTGGTCAGAAACCATAACTAGATATTTTTTCATTTTTACTCCTTTGTTTTTTTCTATGTATAAAAAAATATTGTGTTCAAATTAAGGCAATAATAATTTTTTTTTAAATTAATAATCATCAAAGTAACCCGCAACCAGTAAGGCACTTAACACTAGAAGAATAATAAATATTTTAAATAACATGAACGGGAAGCCCTCGCGGGAATTCGCGAGGGCTATAGCGGGAATTATTGTTTTGTAAATATTACATCAAACCCATAATGACATTCTAAATACCAGTCTTGCGGGTTTTTTTGCCAGTTGTAACTTTTAGGATATGCGCCTAAAGAATAGGCAACGCCCCAATCATAAATAGGGCACGCTTCATAGCAAACCATATCGCCCTCGAAGTTACCGCCATATTTTTTGTAATCAGTTAAAAACGTCTCCCACTTCGGATCATGCCCAAACTCTTTTGCGATTTTATCTAACGCTTCTTTGAATTGTTTAGACGCTTCCTTTAATTCAATTTTTTTACTTACAAAGTCAGGAAGATGCTTTGCAAATATTTTTTCTTCGTGGTTCATTTTTTTACCTCCTCTAAAATATCTTTTTCTATACCTTCGCAAAAATATTCTAATGGTTTGTATCTTACCCCTTCTTTAAATTGATAAGTTACTTCTTCTCCGTTCTCATCTACTACTATGTCGTTATTTTCGTCCATGCCGTAAAAAGTAATATCGTTTACAGCAAAGTGTGTTGGTTTATTTTCCATTTTATTTTACTCCTTTTGTTAAAGCCAACAAGTAACAACAAATTATGGCAACATTAAGGCAAGATTAAAGGACTGTTTATATCTTTTAATCTTTGTAACCATTCCTTAAAAGTCTCTTTCATTTTCCAACCCATAGTTGTTGCATAATATTTTTGATAATCTTTATAAATTTTTTTTAATTTTTTCTTATTCATAATAACGGGAAGTAACAACGGGAAGTCCCGCGGGAAGTCCGCGGGAAACCCGAAGCGGGAACTACACTGCCTCCTTGTTTTCAAATTGTTTAACTTTATCAAACCATGCTTGGTGCTCTTTCACTTCTTCCTCAGCAACATAGATAGCTCGTTCAATAGGTCGGTCATGATTAAGGACCAAATCAACAATCCTTCTTAGTCTGGACCAATCCTTGTTCCACTTTCCATAAGTCTTACGATCAATTGTTACAATCGCTTCAACCAATGCTGCTCTATAACTTTCCAGTCTTTGTTTATCATCAATCATTGTTACTCCTTCTTTGTTGTTAATTTGTAATTACCTTTTAGGAAAAAATTGTGGCAACAAAAAGGCGAAATAGAAAAAAAAATAAAAAAAATTTAATCAGCGTTATGCGGAATCAAATATTTGTTCTGTCGCTCCCTAATGAAATCGAACAGCTCCTCGAAGACCGACTTTCCAGAACGGGAACGGGAAGGCCTCTTTCCCTGGTGGGAACGGGAAGCGGGAACGGGAAGTTCCATAACGGGAACCCAAGCGGGAATATTGCGCACCCCAGAACCTACGTAAAGTTTCATACGTTGGTGCTTCTGTGTTGTTTGCAAGATCCAACTGTGTCCTCCAGCGTCTGCATGCTGCATATGCCAAGCGATTTGGTACTTCGAAAGCGGTGGTTTTTTGGCATCAGAAACTTTAAGTTCGAGCCAAAAAGATGTACCAAAATAGGTGATGTGAGTATCAGGAACGCCCTGACCTACGAGGTTTTCTATCCTTACGATGTGTACGTTTTTCCTGTGTTTTTCTAGCGACTTTCTTAAGTCCAAGTACAGTTTTCTCTCTGGTTTGATTGGCAATTTTATCGGCTCCTATCTGCTTCGAAATATATGCCAAGAAGGATGGATTGTCACGAATAATTTGTTGCAAGCCACTGGCCATAACAGCAACAACTTGTTCTTCAACTTGGGTTTTTTTCAAGGGTCCCGCATCATTGTTTAGACCATAAATGTAGACTAAAGCATGCAAAACTTCATGCATTAACGTGTTAAGCTCTTCACTTGGACGTTGTTTTTTTGCAATTTTAATTAAACTGAATTCTGAAATAAATTCACCATGATGTTCTTTGCACCATTTCGAATCATCGGATTCACTAACGTACTCAATTCTGACATCTGAATATCCAACTTTAATCTTTTTCATCTGTTTTCACGCTAACGATACCACAAGATATTTTAGCTTCTTTAGTTCCATGAACCATATGGAAAGCAGTCCAAAAATCAGTCTTAGCTATTTTAAGAGCTCTTTGTCTCAATGACTGTAGCTTCGATGATGGGTTGGTTGGTGGAGATTTTCTTTTCAAGCTCCCCAAGCCTTTTCTCAAGTTCATCACGAGTCATGCCCTCCAGGTTTGTTGTTTTTATATTAATATTTTTTTCATAAAAACCTGCAGCTTGACCTTTGTGATATTCAGCATTGATAGCAGCAGCAAACTGTCCTTTGCTCTCTGCACCTTTAATTAAACGGTCATAATTTTTAAAATGATGTAAATCGTCTTTGTATTTTCTTTTTTCTTTGTTGTATAAAAATTCTATGTACTTAACTACATGAGGTGAACGATCTGCGTTAGTTAGTCTTGAAGCTCTATTACCAGCTGACGTTTCGGGATATCCAGCAAGAACAGCAATATCTTGTTTCTTCATCTGGCCCCAATGTTCAACATAAAGTTCGGCAAACTTTTTTTCTTTCGGAGTTAAATCAGAAAATGATTTTAACTCACGTTGTTTGGTCCTACCTTTTAGAAGATATGTCATTATTTTTTTCCAAATAAAGTTTTTATGTCTTTCGTAATTTTGTCTGCCATCTGTAACATAGCAGTATCTCGTTTAGGTTTATTTTCAAGATAAGCTTTAGACGCTTTGGCTTCGTATCTATTTGCAAGATTAGTTAAATTTGTTTTTACAGCACGTTTCGTTGCTTCCTTACTTGCTCCAGGAACAACTTTATTAAAACTTAATTTAACAAGTCTTTTAACAAGTAATTTACCTAATGGAACTACTGACATGATAAACACTCATCTGAACCACGATCTAAATTAGCTAACGCCTCTTGTTTACAAGCATCACTACAAATAGTTTGGTGTTCGTTTTCAGTTTCAAATTCTTTTTTACAAATGCTGCACTCTTTTTTCATTTCATCTCCTTTTTGAATTTTCGCAACCTAATAAGATATTTTTAAGTAAGTAACATACTTTACCAGATTTAGGTAGTCTGGTCAGTAAGAACATATGCCAATATGGTACACTAGGTACACTACTAGTACACTACTAGTGTACAGCTATAATCGTTGGTATATAACAATAATAGATCAAAAGTACACTAGTACACTTGTTTTAAGATATTTTTTTGAAAATATACTTTTAGGTAAATATATCTTAGTAGATACGAAAAATTAAAACCCCCTGCAAAGATATGAAAACAAAAAAAGGAACTTTGCAGGAGGAACAAAAAGAGCAGTAACATATGACTAGTATGTTCTACACATGATTGAATGTAATTATATATTGCAAAAAGTCAATGGTATGATATCTATTTAAGGGTAAAAATACTGTACTGAACACTGTGGTTTGGTACACAAAACTTATGTTTTGGTTCGATTCGGTAGCCCAGGGTAGATACATCTTGTGTTCTTTCCCTGGGCTATCGCAAACATTACTTCATATCCATCGTAAAAGCTACTTTACAAGGCCGTAGAACCCCTAATTTTCGCTTTTTAACTAATTATCGTCCTCTTCTTCGTCCTCGTCCTCAAACTCTTCGTCCTCATCGTCTTGATCAGCTGGTTCCATTTCCCAGACCTTATCTCTAACTTTTTGTAGATCTTCTTCGATTCTATCTAAAACTTCCTCGATAGTTTCTTCTTTTTTCTTTTTTGCCATGTCGTCCTCCTTGGGTTAGGCAAGAATGCTAACCCAAGAAAGAGATAAGTGATAGCTTGGTAAAATTATTTTTTATTAATAAATTCAAGCTCTTCTTTTGTGTAGGGCCACATGATTATTTTACTTTGATTTCTTGAGCTTTTATGTCTTCTGGTTCATTAACGCCTAATTTAATCGTTAATACACCATCTTCCATTTTCGCTTCGTCTACCAAAACATCGTTGCGTAGTGAAAATTGTTTAAAAAATTTTCTCGCAGCTAAGCCTTTTTCAATGTATTCCTTCTCCTGGTCATCAACTTGACCCGCAACCGTTAATACACCGTCTTTGTACTCCACTTTGATGTTTTTCTTATTGAAACCAGCAAGACCTAGTTCAATTCCGTATTCTCCTTTACCGTATTTGACTACGTTGTAAAAAGGGAATGATTGCACTTTGGATAGATTCATGAACATTTCGTCAAACGAATCACCAAACAATGCATTGGATTTGTTCCACATGTCTTTTTGGATTTTGTTAATTATATCTAAACCTGTCATATAAACCTCCTTAGTTATTGTTAAGCAAGATTAGTGGGCCACCCAATTGTGCACCCGCAATATAATATAATCTATTTTTTTCTTTTTTCAAGATCAGCCCAATATTTAAATATTAATTTAGACTGTTTATCACTGAACTTGATAGCTCGTTCTTTCATTAATTTTTCGTATTTACGTCTGACAAAAGGACCTGTGAAACCAGCTAGGTGACATACATCATCAAAGTCCCTACCCCCATATAAAAACCAACGATGCGCTTTTGATTTTAATACGGAAGTGACCTTACTTTCATTTTGACACAAGGCATCAATAAACGCCAAGGATAATACGGCGCGCCATAATTTTCTCTCTGGCGAAATGATTTCGCTCTCGTCTAGCTCCAGTTTAAACACATAAACAGAAATAACAGAAAACGGTGCCTAATCAAGGGATATAAAGGGGAAGCACGAATCAAAAAATGATACGTCGATTAAGCACCAATTAGACAAATAGTGGTTTATCCAACCCCTGTCAAGATCGTTTTCTTCTTTTTGCTGTAACTTTTTTTGATTTAATGTTTTTTCGTTTCCAGGTTATTACGCTAATATTCTCTTTTTTTGCTTGTTTTACAATAGCTTCATCAACCAGTTTTTCGACGTAACTCGCAGGGCCCATATAGTCCCCGCACAAAACAAGTAATGCTTCATGCGTAGGTTTTCGAATAGCAATACTTTTCCATCGTGAAATATCCATAATTATTCCTTGTTCTCCATAAATAAATCACCGTTGCCCTCAACACAAAGTTCAATCAGTTTTGCAACTTTATGACCTGACCAACCTTTGGATAATTTATAATTTAAAAAACCAAAAAATTTAATGAATCTTTTTTTGGGTAAATATGGTTTGATAGAGTGTGCTGCATCCACATCCTCCATGGTAAATTTATTACTTGTTCGTGAGTTTAACATGTTTGGTTCTCCCTCTTTTGTTTTTATAAATAATTGTAATACCTGTAGAGTCGATATAATATCCATCTACCTCATAACCTTTTATACTACGGTGTCGTACCATCGGTCCCTCATAATTTCTGCAAGTTTCTGATCAGGTGTAGTTGCTTCCATTAATTTTGCAGCCAACCGATCTGTCTTTTGCTTTTCTAAGATTTGTTTGAAAAAATCACCGTCCGTAAATTGTATTGTGCACGGCCTGTCTGCACTAGCACGAATACGAATCGGACTGATACGTCTTTTTTCCATAAATTTTTCTTTTAACTCTGGATACGTTTGTACGTACTCACTTAAAAGATCTTTACCAAAATTAAAATAATCTTGAATAGCGATGTCCCACATATCAATAACATCTTTCGAGTCTTGAATACGTATCAACAACGTTTTCATGTTAGTGTTTGGTTTGTGGTCGCTCATAGCTTTGCATCCTTTCATCTAATTGTTTTACGATCAGAGTAAGTTTAGAATTGTCTTCTCGTAACTCTATTATTTTTCTTGCCATCGCTTGTGTTAGATTCTGTAATTCCTCTAACCAATCTACTAGCTGTACCACCGATTGAGTACTCATCTTGTTATCAACCTTAGGTATTTTTTTCATTTTGACTGTTTTCATTTTTTTTCTCCTTTACTGTATAGATAAGATAAGATAGGAAAATGTCAAGGTATATTTATTATTAATTTAATGGTAGCATGAACACATGAAATTATTTGCTTTATTCGGTTTAATCTGTTTCCTTGATAATAATCAATGGGGAGAATCCTGTGTTAATTTTTGGGAGGATCCTGTGGTTCATTATAGATCATTAGAAGCATGCGATGCAGCAGGTAAACGAAAAGGGCTTGAATTACGCGCTTATTTTGATAAAAATGGTCTTAAAATTACACAAGGGGAGCTTTGGTGCATTGAGTCAAAACAGAGAGAGTCTTGATTATTTGCTTATCTTTGCTATATAATGTCTATGAAAACGTTTAAATGCCATGTTAGATATCTCGGTGTCTATCACAAGGGTACAGTCCCAGCAGAAACCGAAGACGAAGCCTGGACACGTTTTCTTAACTTGATAAAGTCTGGTCAAACGCAGACCTTTAAAGAAGATGCGTATCGAAAAGATCGACTTTATCTGTTTATAGAGGAGGTTGATAATGATGTCACCGTCTCAGTTAGTGGCGAGAAAAATGCGCTTAGAAGCAAAGTGGAATGAACTTTGGTTTGAAAACGAATACGTTACAACTGAAATGAACGAAATCGGCCAAGAAGTGAAGAGAATCGTAAGAACTCTTCAATTGGAAGATCAAGTTCGACAACGCCTTGATGCAAATCATTTAGAGAATCATTTGTTTGCATCTTAAGTAAACAAGGCAACTCACCGTAAAAGTGTTTTTCCTTTAAGGATATCTTTCGCTCTAAATTATTCTTCCGTACCCATTCTAGCAAAAAAATTCATGTCAACACTTTCGTACTTAACGCTACCGTTAATGTATTGCATGACTTCTTTTTTACAGAGTTCACATAACATAATGTTGGAGGACTGACTGATTCTTTTTAAAATATGAAAATGAGTATACTCATTACACTTGGGGCAAATACCTAAATTAAAATTTTTATTTTTCATTTACTTGTCTTAATTTTGTTTTACCCCAGTTAGGTCCTATTTCGCAATCGACCTTTGAAGGTACACTCATCTTAACACAAGTTTCCATAATTTTCTTAATCTTTAATATATCTTCGTCTGTATCTACTGAAAAACATAGTTCATCATGTATTTGTATTAAAGGTAAAAAGCCTTCTTTATAACAATCTACCATCGCTTTTTTAACCTGATCAGCTGCAGATCCCTGAATAAGTCTATTCAGAGCTTTATAGGTCATGGCTCTTTTGATGTTCTTACGACCGAACTGAGCGACAGCGTCTTCCTCCCGCATCGGCTTATTAAGCCCGAACGTGTTAGGTTCCCAAAGATTAAAACGGCATTGTCTTCCCAACAACGTGTAGATATGACCTCTCGTGTCAGCAGTGCCCATAACTTTTTCAGCGAGTTTTTTAACAAACGGAACTTTTTGATTGTATCGTAATATAATGTCTTGAGCATCTTCTTTTGCAATTCCTAATTCTCTTGATAGTTTATTCGTTCCCATACCGTAAAACAATCCTAAGTTTATGGTCTTTGCTTGGGACCTTGGTATGTTTGCCATATCAGCAACAGTTTGATGAAAGTCTGCATCTTCATTCTCATATGCTTTGATTAATGTTTCCGTTCCAGGATAACCACCTTCCACAAGCGATGAGAAATGAACTACAAGTCTTGGTTCCTGTTGAGAGTAATCAAAACTACCCCAATGTGTTTTATCAGGTAAAAACAAACTTCTAATTCGTGGACCAAATTCTTTATTACGAGCTGGTATCTGTTGTAGGTTTGGGTTTCCATAACTTAATCGTCCTGATACTGTTCCTCCACCATTACCTCTTAATTGAAATATGTCTGAATGTATTCTGCCTTTGTGTTGATGTTTTAAAATAGAATCAATAAAGGTTGAATGAAACTTTGATAATTCACGTGCCTGGCGGATATGTCCTGCAAGCTCATGTTGACAGTTCTGTAACCAATTAGCGGTGAAGCTAGGTTCTCCTGTTTTTTCGGTTTTAGGATAATCAACACCTTTACGATCAAACGCCTGGGCTACGCTCCTAGCAGCCCAAATGTCTACGTCAAGATTCGTTAGCTTTTTTATTTTCGCTAATTCCTGTTTCTCACGATCCATAAATTCTTTTTTTAAACCTTCTGCGCCTTCTAAATCTACGGCTACACCCTTCTCTTTCATTTCAATTAAGATAGGTAATAAATCCATCTCAATATCAAAAATATCATTTAACGATTGTTTATTAATCTCATGTTGAAATCGTTGCCATAGCTCCCAGGTTAATTGAGCATCTTGTTCTGCGTAGAAACCAACATACTGCGCAGGTAGTTTCCATAGTTCTGCTTTTGCATCCACACCCCACTCTGCTGCACGTTCATTTAATTCTGTTTCTGCTTTTAGTTTGCCTAGATATTCCTTGGCTAGCGCGTTCAAACTATAGCTAAATCGATTCTCATCAATTAATGCTCCAGCAATCATGGTATCAATAATACGGCCATTAATCTTAAATCCATAAGCTCGTAACCAACCCACGTCGTAACTAGCATTATGAAATAGTTTAATACCATCGCTTAACAGTTGTTTCTTCAACCATTTAAGGACCATATTTCGATCCATATTGCCACCCTGGGCATGCGCAATAGGAAAGTAACCTTTAAAATCTGCTGTAGCGACTGCAATTCCTACGATTTCACCATCCATTCTAGGCCATCCAGATCCTAGTTTTTTTAAATTAGGATCTCTAGTTTCTAAGTCGATAGCTAATGTCTTAGCACCTGTTAAATCAGGAAAGTGTTCAGGAGTTTTCCAATCTGAATGTTGAAATAAAAAATTAAGTTGATGGGACATTGGCGTAGCTTTCGTAAATTATTTTTTCGTTTTCTAGCGGTGTGATTTTTGGTAATTTTTTATTAACAAAAATAAAATCAACTCCTATTAACTTTTTATTATAAAATATATTATCAATGTCAAATACTTTAAAATCACAATTAGCCATAAAATTAATGTAATGTTCAAATCTTGGTGCATCCACATTGTTATGATGTACAGGACACTCTAATTGGACAAATTTAGTTTTACTAAATAAATCAAAGGACCCATCTATAATTTCTAACTCTGCACCCTGGACATCCATTTTAATTACATCGTACTTTTGATCAGGTAATAAGGCAGACAACGGTTTTGCTGTAACAACCTTTTCATAAGGTACTGCGTTAGATGTTTCTTTATACAAAGAATTACCTGTAGCAGAATGTTCTTCGTAATAATAAAATTTTCTTTCTTCTTCCTTATATCCAACAGCAGCTTGTATAAAAGTTCCAAGCTTTTCACATTTATCTTTATGGTGATCGTTAGGATCTATTAAATAATAATTAGCATCTGGATAAACTTTCTGAACACGTTCTGTCCAATCTCCTTGAAAACAACCAACATCAACGATGTTTTCAAATTGAACACCAAAATGTTTTAGTTTCCCATAAAAGTCAAATTTAAACTCTGTTGGTTTCATCATGTTGCAGTTCCTAACATCATGTTATTTGGAATGTCTAAATAATGATCTATGACATCCTCCCATTGATATTCTGGAAGCATTTGTTTCATTTCGTTTTTATCGGGCTCACCATCAAACTCTACTAATATTCTTGGTTTGAAATTTCGTATGGTTTGTAATCCACCTTTAATAATATCTCTTTCTACACCCTCTGCATCAATCTTAAGTAAATCTAATCTATTTAAAAACCTATAATTAAACTTTGTATCTATTTTTGTAACCATGATTGGATAACCCCATGGTTTATGCAAAGACTCAATAGTAAGAGCTCCTGTGTTAAACACCCTGGTGTAGTCAAGTTCTTCTACTTGTTTTACAGCGTTGTAATTATGAATCCCCTCAAAAAAAGTTGTCACGTTATAACAACCATTATTAATTACATTAAAATTTAATAATTGGTTTAAAAATCTTTGTATTTCAAAGGTATAGACATGCTTACATAGTTTTGCCATAGCCACCGTATGAGTTCCAACATGAGCTCCTATTTCTATTACTACTGAATCTTTTGTAAGAAACGAAGAATAACATTCATGTATTTTCTTTTCCCAACCGCCTGTATTTTTAATAGATGATTGAATGAAATCATCACAAGCAGGTAGATAAATATCGTTACCGAAACAATTTACTTTGTTAATCACTTTATTTATCTCTTAAGTTTTCTATTTCTAACTCGCAGTAATGAATAATTTTTTTTAAATCTTCCACACCGTTCTTATCTTTGTAACGCATGACGTATTTAATTATGTTGCCTTGAAAAAAAGATAAGTTATTTTTCGTAATAAATTTATAAGGTTGTATCAAATACTTTGTGTAATGATCTCCACCTTCTTGTTTTAAAGTTGGAAAGGAACGTTCCAACGCTTCTTTAATTGTCATATTCTATCTTCCTCCTCTATGTAACCGATTCGTTCTTTATACACTTCTAAGATTTTTTGACAAGCCTCAATTGTCACCTGGCCCTTTAAATCATTAAACGCTGCGGTACAAAAAATAATGTTTTCTTTTGTGTAACCAATTTTGTTATTGATTCGATCCAAAGATATATTGGTTTTCACAATTCCTTTTCCTCTAACATGGGTCATAGGTGCACCTGTATAAGCACAATAAATACCACCTAAGGTTTCTACTTGATTCCAAAAAACATGATAAAAATCATCAATCGCTAAATTAAAATATATTTTTTTTCTTTTTCTATAAGCGGAGTGTTTGCATCTACGTCTAGCTGCCGTAAATAAATTTTTTAAATAACCAGATAAAGTAGAATTATACCTGGCATCTGCTAATTTTTTTAACAATTTGTTTCTACCCACCGTGTTCCATCTCCATGTATTGATTGTATACCCTTGTTAAAGGGAAAGAATATTTATGTTTCGTTCCTAATAAAAATAAATTTTGTTTAGATCTGGTAGCTCCCGTGTACCAAACTCTTGCTTCATTGGGTTTTAGTTTTGTTTTTTTATTGTCAAAGTCAGTAGGAAAGTTTGCGTATGCGAACAGCACTACGTTCTCTGCTTCTCCACCTTTGACTTGGTGAATGGTATCTATGATAATGTTGGCTTTAGTAGTTAAATCTACATTTTGATTTTGCATTCTAAAAAAATATTTCTTTTGACGGTCGTTAAACTTTCTATTTAATGCTTCCCACCAAGGTGTGCGTTCTTTAGCTGGATCCAATCCACCAAATACGGTTAGGTCTTCATAAGTCATTAACAGATTCGGATCAATATCTCTCCAAGCTTTTGTATCTAATTTTCTAAAACCATACGCTACCTCTTCTATAAACATATATAAAATTTCAATATCTTCTTTTTTAATCTTTCCTCCTGTAATTAAATCTTCCCATAACTGAATAGCTCTATATTGGTTGATATCAAATGATTTTTTACCTTTTTGATTTTGAAAGTATATTCCATATTTTCTAGCTTCTTCCTCTAAAACCCTAACTCCTTCTCTTACTCTAGATAACAAAAACCATTTACCTGTAAATGCTTTGAAAGGTATTTCTTGAAAATTTTTAAAAGCCAAAATCTGTCCAGGTAACTTATTTGCTGGTTCAAATTCTTTTTCTTTTTTATCTGTAATTTTATTTTGTAGTAATTTACAAAAACTAAATATCTGTTTGTTCAATCGGTGAGAGTATTTCAGGACCACATCCCGCCCAGGAAAGTCTTGAAAAGCCTGTACATCAGCACCGTTCCAAGCATAGATTGCCTGGTCATCATCCCCAGCTAAAAAGATCCTGTGTGCTTTTTCTCCTAGTTTATAAACAAACTTCCATTGTAAAGGAGTTAAATCCTGCGCTTCATCTATGATCATCACTTTAAAAGTAGGAGCTTGTCCATTATCTATAAAGTTAGATAACATATCGGTAAAGTCTACACGATGTTCTTGTTTAAACTCTTCGTACAAACGTATAATGTTTTTAAACTTGTCTATACCAATTCGTTTAACATTCTCTCTACGATACACAAGCAAAGGATCTTTCATCATATTTCTTGCTTTATCATAAATACGTAAAGCCCAGTTTTTTCTTACTCGATGTCCATCATAAGTATCATCAAATTCTAAAGAAATATTACCCATAGAGGTTTGAAACTCTCTAATATCTATGTCTTCGTCTAATACAGGTGTGGTTGAAAATTGTTGTCTACAAAAACTGTGTATGGTTCTAAAATTAGGTAAGTCATCATCTTGTAAATTAAATTTAATTTTAGCTCTTTCGATTCCTTCACTGACTGCTTTTTTGGTAAAACTAAAATAAGCTATATCTTTTGGATCCATTCCTCTTTCAATATACTTCTCTATTCTATTTAATAGGGTAGTTGTTTTACCTGTTCCAGGTGGACCAAAAAGTTTAATTGTTTTAAAACGGTATGTTGTCATCAGTCGCGGTATGTTTTTTAAAATCTACTTTACGATCTTTAATTTGAATGGTTGATGGTTTCTTCACCCTCCACATCCGCGTATTATTCTTTTTAACATTCTGTGCACCACCTGTTCTCAAGTAATGAATCATTTCGTTACGCTTTTTGTTTTGACGGTTTTTAACCATGAAATCCATAAAGGTTTCTAATTTAAAATAAATCCAATCCTCTTCAAGAAAAATATAACCAGCTTCAATTTGTGAAATATCATCTCCAGGTTCTTCGTCTTGAAAAAACTTTCTAACATAATATTCAAACTCATGTGCTTTAGAATCTTGTGTGTCTTCAATTACCTTTTGCATGTCTTTTAGTTTACGTAAAAATATTTTAAAATCTTTTGGTTTAATTGCATCCCAAACCATATCTGCTTGATCAAACAATGCTGTACCAAATAATTGCTGTTGAGTAAGTTGTTGGCCTGTAATCGTTACTTGTTTACCTTCAATCGTTAAGTAATAGATAGGTGGATCTGTATCCAATTTTTCAAACAACTCTACACTAGGTTGGTACTGTTCGGGTCCTATACCAAACTTACGTTGTCTACATAATTCCTTATTACAAAACTTTTTAGCAATAGGTGTATTGCACATATAAAAATAACTTTGTTCTTTAATACCATTGATAATCTCTTCTAGTTCTGAATCGTTTTGAATAGGTGGCTTGCAAACAGTTTCGTTTCTCTTGTATACTTCTTGTCTTAGATTTTTTGGGTTTTTAAGATGAGCTAACACAGCCATGTTAAATAAAGCATTATTTCTATTTCCCTCACCCACACCCTCTTTAATAAAACCTTGAACACAAGGAGGGTATTGATCCCACTCTTCATCTGTATTACTGGGCTTCGCGATCTCAATCTTTTTAAACTGTTCTGGAGTAACTCTAAATTGTTTTACAAATTCTACATAGTCTTCAAAGTCTAAAGCTTGTCCTGCATTGTTTAATGCATAACGTGTAGTTGTATCGGAATTGAAATAAGGAATGTTTAAACATTTACCTGTACGCCATTCATTTTTTTGTGGATCCCATTTAATTTCGTCCTCTGCTGGAAATTTATCTGCACCCTCGCCACCAAAACCTAAATCAGATGCAAGTTCATTAATTTTTGCTCTCATGTCTGCAGCTAGTACAGAACCTTGAATATGTAATACTAAATGTAAGCCACCCGTTTTGGAACGGTATGGCATCAATGGATATTTTTTTTCTCTAATCTTTTTAATAACTGGGGTTGGATCTTTGCCGTAAATGATATTATCGACATCAATACAACCCCAAGAACAAGTCTTATCCCTACGAGTAGGGATAAGACCAATGCTGATTTCTCCGCCGAGGTGTTTTGCAATTACTTCTTCGGTAACTGTTTCGTTAATCCGTCTGTATCGTCCTTCCGCCTTACCATCACGTTCTCTCTCACCATTGTGAGAAAAGACGTAATAGTTTTCCCTTTGACAATCAAACAGATCTAGAAAATCAGCAGCTTTCATTAAAACGGAGTCTCTTCCTTACCTTGCGAGCTACTAGCTGTTACACTAGCTGCTTCCGTTTTAACCTCTGCCGACTCACCAGCATCACTGACATTCTGCATTCTGGAAGCTGATTCTCTGAACGCCACAGATCTTTGAATTGCTTCCGCAGGTGCCATCCCAGCGTAGTTTACTACCCAGCCGTACCAAGTACCGAGATTGTTTTTCTCCAACGTTGTGCTGAGTGTGTAAATTTGTGCGTGATTAGGAAGTTGCTGACGCTTACCATTAATCTCCTCATACTGAGCAAGTTGCATGGTATTCCATCTTTGCGACTTCTTATACTGAGTTCTAGACATTGTGATAATCCCATTGTCCAGTACATTGTTATTCTCATCAAGTCTAGTTACAAAATGATGAGCAGTTCTCTCAATATAATTACCGTTCTCTAATCGGTCCTTACCTCTTTCATCTTTATGCGTTTTAGCAATGATGTTTTCAGATATATCGTAGGATCCAACAGGTCTGTTTGTACCAGACTCTCTATCTGCCCACTCTAAATCTTTAACATAGAAGTAAGAAGGAATAACTCTAATAGATTGAAATACTTGATTCAATGCTGAGTTTAGAATCATTCCAGGTTTAGCTGATTCAATATAATTTGCTGAACCAGGTTCTATTACATCAGATTGTTTAGCAACAATCTTGAAGTAAGGCATAGATACAGATTGAGCATCTATGTTATCAAACGAATTCTTTAGTAATGCATTTAAATCTACATTAGCTACACTTGAACTCGTTGTCTTTTTTTCTACCGCTTTTGACATTATTTGTCCTCCTTTATTACGGTTTCAGTTTTTACATACGCGCCAAACAAAGTGTCTGGAATGTCTACACCTTTTTGAGTTTGTTCTTTTACAAACGCTTTTAGTTGCATAGCATTCACAGTTTGCTTTTTATTGACTACGATGTTTTGTAGTTGAGGTTGTGACTTGATCAGTTCCTCAAGCAGTCTTGCTTTATCGTCTTGTCCCTTCGTAAAGGGAACAGCGATTTCGTTACGAATTAAGTCTTCGTGACCATTCGCACGTAACCACTCAAACGCTGCATCCTCATTTGATTTAGGTATGCGCGCAAAGTAGTTGGTTTTTAGTCCAACGTAACTGCCGTCTTCAAGTGTAAAGTCCCTCATACCAAGCGAAGATAGAAGTGCTGGTATTTCTTCTGTAGATATACGTTCTTCATCAATCTTCATTTGTTTAAGTTTTGCCTCCAACTCTTCGATATCACCACGAATCGATAGTAGTTGATTGCACTTAGCACTTAAAGAAGCAACGCCGTTGTCGTTTATTTTAATCGACATATGTGCCTCCTTATAGATTGACATATAAACTTTATTAATTATATGTCAAGCCATGGGATATAAAAAATATAAATTCAAAACAAAACCGTACGAACATCAAATGAAAGCATTAGAAACTTCTTTTGATAAAGAATTCTATGCATTATTTATGGAGATGGGTACAGGAAAATCTAAAGTCCTACTAGATACAGTAGGTATATTATATGACAACCACAAGATAGAGGGGTTATTAATTATTGCACCTAAATCTGTTTATTCTGTCTGGGCCAGGACAGAAATACCAACACACTTTCCTTTTTTACATACATCTGATGTTATCATGTGGAAAAACTCTGCAACTACAAAATTTAAATTAGAAATGAAACGTTTGATGAGTGATAATAAAAAATTTAAAATTTTTATTATGAACATAGAAGCTTTGCAACAAGGTGGTAAAGCTATGGAAGCTGCTTATAAATTTTTAAAAAAATTTAAATCGTTAATGGTAATAGATGAGTCTAGTAAAATTAAAAACCCTAATGCAAATAGAACGAAAAATATTCATATACTAGGAGAGTTAGCCCCGTACCGTAGAATACTAACAGGGACCCCAGTAACCAATAATCCTTTAGACGTTTACTCACAGCTAGAGTTTTTAAATAAAAATATTTTAGGTTTTTCATCATTTTATTCTTTCCGTAATCGTTATTGTGTTTTTCACGAAAGTGTTCAAAACGGTAGGATTGTTAAGTTTCCTAAGTTTTACACCAATCTAGCTGAGCTTGAACAAAAAGTGAAAAAGTTTTCTTATAGAGTAACCAAGGATGAATGTCTAGACCTACCAGAAAAGGTTTATTTAAAAAGACATTGTGAGCTTACGAAAGAACAGAAAAAAGTTTACGATGAATTAAAGATACAAGCTATGGCTATCATTGAAGATGAAAGCGTAAGCTTTACCAATAAACTGACTGAAATACTTAGACTACATCAGCTGTGTAATGGCTTTGTTATGTCTGATGATGGAAACATTATTGAATATAAAAATAATGAGAAACTACAAAACTTAAAAGACATTATTGAAGAGTGCCAGGGTAAAGTTATTATCTGGGCTACTTACACTTATAACATTAAAATGATCGAACAGTTTTTAAAAGCTGAGTATGGATCTGAATCCGTTGTAACTTTTTACGGCCAGGACTCTAATGAAAAAAGAATTGAAGCTCGTGAGTCTTTTCAAAACAGTAAGAAGGTAAGATTTTTTGTAGGTAACACACAAACAGGTGGGATGGGTTTAACTTTAACCAACTGTAACACCATGGTTTATTATAATAATAATTATTCGTATGAACTTCGTGAACAATCAGAAGCAAGGATACATAGAATCAGTCAACAAAATAAATGTACTTACATAGACATCGTTGTCAAAGATACGATTGATGAAAAGGTAATAGATATTTTAAAAAATAAACTTAAGCTTTCGGCGAAGATTTTAGGCGAGCAAGCTCGGGAATGGATTTAATTAAACAAGAAGCGCAGTAATAAAAATTCTCGTGAACGCTATCTGCTTTGGACTCGCATATCATACAGATTGGACGTACTATCAACACTCTCTTTGTTTTTATAATAGAGCTCGACTCTGTCCAACCAGATTTTTTTGTATTTTTCATAGTTGAATTTATTTAGTTCAAATTCTTTAAATTGTAATTCAGGAGTTACCATAAATATTTTACCCTGTTCTACTTCGCCATACATTTCTGTGTGCGCCATGGAATAAGCTACAAGCTGACAATAATAGTTTGTAATGTATTCTTCTTTTTTCATTTTATTGGCTTGCTTAAAATCACCAATGGTTAATTGATTTTCATACAAACATACTAAATCAGTAGATCCAGCCCATTGATTTTTATAATTCAAGGAAATTTCACATCCATAGACAAAATGTAGTCCAATCATGTTATCTAAAACCGTAGCACCCATTTTATGGGCCAAAGATGCCTGAGGATTAGCAGAGCTTGTTTGATGACCCATCAGTCGTTTCTCTATAAAGTCATGCATTAGCGTGCCTCTATCGGAAGATTCTTTTCTAATTCTTTCTGCTTCTTCTTCACCGACTCTTTTAATCCACTTTTGAAGTCCAGTTTTATCGTCTGTCTGATCTAATATCGTTGTAACAGAAGGAACAGGTGTACCGTCACAATCATAGTGACGTTTACCATTAATAGATGAACGTGAGTAACTAACGTAAGGGTATTTTTCTAATTGCAGTCCCCAAGAAAATTTTCTAACAGATCCCATTCATACTTTTTAACTTAAAATAATTTTAAGTAAAGTAGAAATTATACCCAATAAAAGAACAATAATAGTACCAGCAGAACCAATCATCCACTTCTTTAAACCACTTATTTCTTCAGCTAATTTGTCTATTTGTTTTTGGGTTTGTTTCTGCATAATTCGACATAGTTTCTCATGGTCATCAATTCTTTGATGAGCTATTTCTGTACTATTTCTATGACGTGGCATTTTTCTGACCTGCTATTGCAGACATTAAGTTATCGTTTGGAAACAGTGCATCATAAACCATTTGTGTGGATTGAGGTATATTTGCAGTTACCTGGGCTGCGCCTTGTTTGGTCCCTTCTGGAACTTCAACCTGTGGCTGTTGTTCTAAAAACTGTTGTAACTGTGGTTGTAGTTGTGGTGGTGTCTGTTGTGCAGCAAGTCCTTCTAAAATATCCATTCGAGTATCAGCTACAGCCTTTCCTTGGTTAAATGCATTAATTCCCTCTAACTGTCCTAAATTTAGTTCTCTTAATCTTTTTAAATCAGGATTAAACATTTCTTTTACTCTTTGCGGCACCGCTTGGTATAAACCTTCTTGAGTCACATAAGGCTGTACAGTTTGACCTTGTAAATATCTAATAATTTCTGCTTCATCTATTTTAGCTGGATTAACTTTAGGCGCATCAGGATCGTCTGCAAAAGCATAATTTACGATGTCAGCAAAAGTTTGTTGTCTTGACTGAAGCATAGATTTACTCATATTAATATCTAAACGTTGTCCTGTGGTATACATATCTAACCATTTCGCAGCAAAGTAAGGTGAATTAAGCATTCGTGCTCCAGCTTTTAACATAATACCAGTAAGAATAGTTGAACCTATACCGCCAGTAAATCCTGCAGCAGCAACCATACCACCACCCGCACCTAAAGCGAAAATTGCTCTTCTTGTGACATAGGTTGAAGAATCACCTTTAGGAGTAAAAAAATCTTTTTTTAAAAACTCTATTATTGTTTCTATGTTATCAACGTGTTTAGTAGCTGCTTTATCATTTAATCCTTTAGCAATTTTAAAACCCTCAACAAGTTGATCTCTACCCTCTTTACTTGTAAGTCCTAATGCTTTTTGAAAAGCTTCAAATTTAAAACCTTGGTATCCTGAAAGTCTTAAATGTAGTTCTTCAATTTGTTCCTGTGCTTCTCTTCTTTCTGCTTTGGGTACAATACGTCCACCCACCATAGCTTGTGTTGCCTTTTCTTGTGTTTCAACAACATTTTTTGGGAAGGGCTTAGCTCTAGCTCCTAAAGTATCAATTTCTTTTTTAATAAAGATGTCTTGAGTAATAGGTAATTTGTCTTTAATTGCATTTTCTATAACGTTAGGTGTTAATGCTTTTTCATAATATTTAAGACGGTCCACCAATTGATCAGAAACTTTACCTAATTGTGTTTCTTTCTTAATCATTTCATTAATTGTATATTTAAATTCAGGACTTTTTTCATCTAACATTCTAAATATATCATTCATATCCAAACCTTGTCTTACAAAAGGTTCTGCCATCTCAACTCCTCCTGGAACTCCTTTAACAGTTCTAACGACAGCATTTTTATTAAAAGCATCAAAAAATTTATTATACATTAATAATCCTAAAGTATATCTAGCTCTATCTTGAGTTTGTTTATCAAATCTTTTTGCACCGCCTAATAACTCGTACAATTCTTTAACACCTTGAGAACTTCCATAAGTAGGATCAAAAGCAGCTTTAAATAATGCGTTCATTCCTTGAACATCATTAAAATTTTTTTGACCTTGAACATTTAATAATTTTCTAACTGTTAGTTCATTAGAATCTACTTTTCTCATAAGTCCTGAAAGTTTTTCATTATTATAAAAATTAACAGATTGGAAAAAAGTATAGTTTGCATCTCTTAAATGCTGATTAGCTTCTGCAACTTTAGTTTGAAATTCTTTTAAGAATTGATCGGCTTTACCTTTACCTAATTCTTTTTCGACGGTAGCATAAAATTTTGCAAGTCTTGGATTAAAATCAGGAAGTGTATTAGCGTTTGGATTTTTTACAATTCCGTTAAAATCCTTTTCCATTGCTTCTTGAATTTGAGCAACTTTACTCTTAACATCTTGAGCCGATTGTTGAAATGTATTTTTCCAATTACTATTCCAATCTCTTCTCAACTGATTAAATTGAGCTGGAGTTAAATAGTTACCTCCGTTCATTCTTGAAAATTCATTTAAACGAGCTTGGGTTTCAAAAATAAATTGATTTAGTGGATCAGCTGCTTCAGTTCGAATACCTTGCGATCTCATTCTGAAGATTGTTTCTTCAGTAAGTCCTTTTTTTAAACCTTCGGCTAATCGATCTGTAGTATCCTTTGTATTTTTCATATAAACAAAAGGAATAGCAGTTCCTTCTGGAAAAATTGCAGATATAATTTCTTCGTCTTTATCTGTAAAAGTTCTTCCAGCGGATGGTACACCTCTATATTTATTTACAATTTCATCTTTGTATGTTTGTAATACGTTAGATGTTGAATCATAAATATCTTCAGATTGTTTATACAACGATCCATATATTCTTCCTGACTTTTCGTAAGTGTCTCTTATAGTCCCATTTACTTGTTTAGCTAAAACTTCAGCATGCAGAAAAGGAACATTTAAACCCTCTTTTAAGTTACCTGCTAGTCCAGCAAGCACTGCAGCCGTTGCTTTTTGTTGCGCTCGAATTGGTTCTCCTCCAGCTATAGGAACAACAGGTATAATTTGATTAAAACCTCTTAAAATATTTGATGCTCCTGTAGTACCTTCTGAGTATTGAATAATATTTATAGGTAAACCTTTTTCTATAATTTGTTTGTTCATTTCTTCTAAATTTTTAGGATTTAATTTAAAAAGTTTTTTTGTTGCCCATGGTAAAACACTAGCAGCACCAAAAAGCCCAAACGCACCTGCGTTAAAAGCTAAAGTTGTTATAAAACTTTCTATTGCGTGATGTGTCATTTTTTCTACTGGAGCCATTTGATTTAATTTATTTTCATCTAATTTTTTCATGTCTTCAGTAACACCTGCAAAAAATCTTGCTGGAAAGTTAACAGAATCATAAGCTACGGACCCTGCTACGGCTCCTGATGCTCCTAAAGCTTGAGATTTAAGTTCAGTTCTCAGTGCTTGTGAAGTTACAACTTTACTTGCTAGAGTGCCTGCACCTATTGTATTTGCAAAACCATCTACAACTTTTGCGGTATTTTGAAATGCTTTTAATCCTCTGAACCCAGGAAGTTTTGTTAATAAATTGGAAAAAGCTGTAAAAGTATTTTTGGCTGCTGTTTTTTGTATTTGAGGCATATAAGAAACACCCTTACCTTGTAAAGCCAAGTCTCTAGCTTCTTTTGCAAGTTTCTTTCCATCTACTATATAAGGTGTAAATGAACCAAGAATATCTCCTGTTGCAACCAACGTTCCTCTGCCTGCACCAAAAAAGAACTCCTGTCCAGATGTTAAGGGTGCTAATTTTTCTCTTACGTCTTTTGCAATTTCTTTTCTGGCTAATCTTCTTTCGGCTTGCATTTCACCTACGCCTGAATAACCTTTTAACAAACCATCTTTAAAAGCTTGATCTAAAGCAATTCTTTGATCACTACTTAATTTATTAGGATCAACTAATTTGTTGTCAATTCTTTCTTGGAGATTTGCAAGTTTATCTTTTGCAATAGGCATTAAATTCCTCCTAAGACATCAGTATAGTCTTTTTTCTTAACTTCTTTTGTTTGTTTTTTAGTTTCTATTCTTCGGATGTAATCATTAATAGGTTTTATATAAGCATAATTTGCTTTTACACCATCTATGGTTCCACCGTTTCTAACATAAGTTTTTGCGTTTCTCATAAACTGAGCGTTAAGATCCTGCTCAATTCTAGAATAGTTTGATTTTACTGTATCAGGATCTTGTAGGAATCCAAATATTTTTGTGTTTTGAGCGGCATCATCAATATCGGCTTTAGTTAATCGATCTGTACCTTTGTTAGCGTTTGCAATTGCGTATTTCATACGTTGTTCAATTAACTTCAATTGAGCTCGAACTAATTTTTCTTGGTTTTTTGAAGTTCGTGCATCGTCTAGTTCTTTCATAATTTTATTATTTTCTTTAACAAAATCTGATCTTATTTCAGATTGTTCTTCGGTATATTCATTTATTTGTTCTTGACTTAAATCAGTACCACTTGGATTAACATTCATAATATCGTCAATCGTTTGATCAAATGTTTGTAAAGCAAAATCATCTAAATCTCTATACGATGTACTTAACGACTTACCTGCACCTATAAATGTGTCAACTACTTCTCTTGCTCTACCTCCTGCTCCAATTAATTCTAATGGAGACTCTTGAACAATTTGAGCAAATCCTATAGCTCTTGATAAACTTTTCATTTGTTCACTTGAAGTATCATATGCTTTTTGACTTTCTTTTCCTAAAGTATAATTGGTTCCTGTAAGTTCCGTTAGCACTTCACCTTGAGGAGTTTGTACGGTATCTAATAACCGACCATCCTCGTTTACAGGAACAAATCGTCCTATTTCTCCAAATACAGGGTCATCAGTTTGTTCAACAATAAATTGTCTATCTTTAAAAGCTTTATACTGTTTGTTTTTAGCCTCATCTGCTCTTGTTTTAATTAATTGTAATGCAAGATCTTGGTCAAACGCTTGTTGTGATTGTTGTAAAACGACAGCTGTATCTACAACTGGTCCTAACGATTGACCTGTTATATCTAATAAACCAGCTACTCCTTTTTGTCTTGTTTTACCTGTTAGTAGACCAGAAGCTAATTTTAATAACAATAAATTAGTATTGTCTGCATTTCCTCCAGTTACGCTGTTTATAGAATTTTTAATTCTAGCAAAATCTTTTTGAAACTCTGGGTCTGTTACATTATCTAAATCTTTTACAATACTATTAGCTTTATTGATTTGTTTAACTCGTGTATTAGCTAATTGTCTTCTTTCATCATCATTCATTTTAGATGTATCTAAGACGGGTTCTTGAACAGTAGTCATTTGTTTTTGAATAGTTTTTTCGCTTGGTAATTGCTGATTAACTTCTGCTTCCCCTTCTTCTGGTGGAGGTGGTGATACTGTTCCTTGAGGTCCTTGTGGTTGTTGTTGTTTTGTAAAGTCTTCAATACCTAAAACTTTATAAACACCTTCTTTTTGTTTGTCTGTTAATTCAAATTTATTAATTTGATTAATATAATCTTGAACAGTGCTCTTTCCTGTTTTTTGCAATTCATTTAATGAACTTTCAATTTCAGTTAATTTTTTTTCAGGAATTCTATATTGTCTTTCCTCTCTTACTGCTTTAACCGCTTCTGCTTCTACAGGTGCTGCGAAAGCACCTCCAATAACAATTGGAGCAGCAAAAGGAGTTTTTTTAGTAATTGCTTCTCCTGCACCCGCAATACGTTTTACTCCTGGAAAAGCAAATTTTGCTGTTCTTCCAGCTAATCCTACTCCTCCATAAAGAGCGGTTAAACCTCCTGTATAAGTCGCTGGTTGATTAGAATCAAATAATGATTGTTCATCCATTACTGCTCTTCTAAGTTCTTCTGTTCCAGCACCTGCTGTTGCAACCTCTAATCCTGTAATTCCTTTTGCAACACTTGGTTTTTTTGCAATCTCTTTAGCGCCTTGAAAAATTCTACCATATTGTGTTGGTTGACCTGCAGCTGCTCTTGCTGCTTGCGCACCTCTAAATGTTCTTAAACCTGCCATACCCGCACGGCCAATATTAGCCGCAAGAGGAATAAGTCCTCCAAGCACGAATCCTGGAATATTTTTTGTTTGAATTTGTTGTTGATGGAGTGCCTTTTTTCTAAACAAAGGTCTATTCAATACTGGGTCTTTCATTAAGCCCCCGACTGTGGAATAGTGATATTAGTTATTGGCCTTGAAGCTTGTGCAGTTTGATAAGCAGCGTAAGCTCCAAGACCTGCTCCAGCAGCTTGCGCTAATGGATTAGTCGTAGGCATAGTTGATTGAGTAACTCCTGATTGTGAAGTTGGACCACCTTGATATTGAGATTTTAAGAACTCAGCTCTTTGGAATGGTTCATATGCTCTTTGTAATTCTGTAGCTCTTGCTGCGTCTAATGTTTGTTGTGCAAGTTGTCTTTGTAATCCACCTGCAGCCATTAATTGATTTATATCTGCTTGCGCCATTTGTTGTTGTGCTGTTCCTAACTGTGCTTGTCCAGTTGCTGCTTGCATTTGTTGTCCTACCGCAGTCTGTCCAATTCCTAATCCAGTTTGATATCCAGCTAATGCTCGGTCAAAAGCTTGTTGTTGAGCTTGACCAATCGTTGCTAGTCTTGCTCTTTCCTGTTCAGCTCGTTGTATACCTTCTCTCCCACCACCAAATGCCCCTGCTTGAACAGCTTGACCTGCCAATTGTTGTTGACCTATTTGTGCTTGTCTATTGATTTCATCTAATACATAGGATTGCATCGGGTTTAAATAAGATGCGAAAGTTGATGACTGAGGTCCTTGAAGAGCCATAGCACCAATTCCACCTGCAGTTTGACCTGCTTGTTGTAAACCTGTAATACCTGCTTGTATTTGAGGTGCACCTACCCCTGTTACCCCTGCTTGAGTTAAACCAGTTTGTTCTAAACCAGAAAACGGAGCAACTTTAACTTCAGGTATGGGAACAGCTTTTTCAGCAAGTGCTTTTGAAATATCCATAAGCCCAAGTTTTCTTTCTTCAATTCCTGGAGCTTCTCTAATAATAGATGTTTGAACTTCTGGAACAGAAGATCCACCACCTCCACCACCTAAGTATTCTTTTAATCCTGTATTTGGGTTAATAGATCCTGCACCACCACAAAGTTTAAGTAATCGTGATTCCCATTTATTGATATGTGCGAGTTCAGTATCGCCTTTTCTTCCTTCTTTAGCGACTTCATCATATAAAAACTTAAACAGCTCAACTTTATCTTTGAGGTTTAGTTTTGTTTTTATTTCATTTATTAAACTCGATTTATTCATAATTCTTTTTCAATTTGTACATGAGTCTGTTTAAAACCTCTTGACTCAAGTATCTTTTTCCAACCAGGTCGTGCAAACACCTCCATTTTCTTACAACCTTGTTTTTTGGCCCATTCCATTATGTGATCAATGAAATGAAACCAAGTTTTCATTCCTCTGCCAACTGTGATTTTTATATCACAGATTCTGTATTTCGGATATTCTCTTAGCTCCGTAACACAGACACAGAGAACTTTTTGATTCTCTACATCCCAAACCACCCACAATTGCATGCGAGCGTTTTTGAGAATTTGCCTAATATGTTCTGCATCTGCAAAACCACCAGCTCGATCACAAGCTGACTGTATTAGGTCTTCTACCAAACTCCATATCCGATCTATTTCTTCGGGTATGAATTTAATAAACTCGTACTTACTCACGCAGCCTTCGCTTTTTTGAGCATTTCAAAAATTCGTTTGAATCTTGCTTGTTGCTCATAAAAGTATTTAGCTCCTTTATCTCTCATTTGTTTAGCATCACTAGGATTTGCTCCCGCCATGATACCTGCGCCTAAAACTGCATTTGCAGTTGTTACAAATTCTCCATCTGCTAGCTGTGCTAACATTGTATCTTCATCACCATTTCCATTACCAGATTCATCTATTACAAAGTTAGACGCTCTTCTATAAACGGAATGATCATTTTCATCGTTGACTGTTTTACTTGGTAGTTTACTTACTAAAGCACCATTATTGAATTGTGCTAAACCACCAGATTGAAATCTTGGTTGATAACCTGTTCCAATTCTTTCTTCTACTGTTTCACCAATTTCTAATGGTTTACCTGGTTCTCTTTCAAACCTTGTAACAATATCTTTAACACTTGGATAATTTAAATTTAATTTTTCTGTTATTGGTTTTCCTTCTTCATCGCCACCTAGTAAAGGAATAAGTCCTGCTCCTAAAGCTAATGTTCCTGCTGTTCCTAATCCACCTGCATCTGCTACCTTTTTACCTGCATCTGCTGCACCACCTAAATCAGTTGGCTTAGCTGGAGGAACGATCCCAGTTTGTGGACCCATGATTGCTCCTTTAGCTCCTTCTAATCCTGTTGCTTGTATTGCTTCAGGTCCTCCTAATTGACCTACTCCTGCTGCTCCTTGTAATGCTTGTAATCCACCGTAAGCTAAAAAAGGTGCTGCACCACCGTATTTTTTTTCTGCCATTCCAGCAGCCAAAGCTTTACCACCTTCTAGTGCAAATGCTTTTGCAGTTTGTTGACCACCACCTGCTACTAAAGAACCAATTCCACCACCTGTTCCCCCAGCTAACGCACCTTCAGTTCCTGCTCCAGGTAACATAGATTGCATTCCTGCAAGACCTAATGCTTTACCTGTAGACATTCCCATAGCTTTGTTAACTCCAAAGTTTATTAAGAATGGTAATACAAATGCTGGCAACGGCATATTTTTTTAAGCTCCTATTTACACGTGTTTATTCAAGATTATCACTTTTTCCGTTAGTTATCAACTCATCTACAAAACGACCTGTATACTGATGTTCCCCTATGTGTGAGATATAATCGTTAATCCAAGCATAACATTTACCACCTATGTCTTTCCATCTTTTACAGAAAGCAAAATCTTCCCCTAAATAGTGTCGTTTTTCTGGAATATACATAGTATCAAAAAAGTTATACATATTCTTTAATCTTTCGTTCTTACCGTTCATTACTTGGTCTTGATCTATTTTATAATCCTTGCCATAATGTTCTATCATTTTTTCAAACACAGACCTTTTAATCATCATAAATCCAGTAGGTGCATGAGTGACCTCAATACAACCATTTTCTACTTTAATATTTAAATTATCTTCCACTTTAAAAGGATACCTGTAAAAAGCTTTGTTTCTTAAATCTTTTGCTGTTTTGATTTTACCTTCTTGAATCATTTTAATACCCTTATCCCAATTCATATCTTTTAGTGGGTAGGGTATAGATACAAGCTCTTTTCCTGTTTCAATTAATCTAAAAGCTGCCTGACCATTAAAAGCAATATCAGAATCAATAAATAACATATGAGTCATATTACTATTTAAAAAAGCTGACACACACATGTTTCTTCCTTGTGTAATTAACGATGATTTCATTAATTGAAATTGAATTTTAACTTTATTATGTAAACAATTTTTTTGTAGTTCTAATAGGGATTGCGTATAATGAATACTTACCTCACTGTGTACAGGAGTACAAACCATAATAGAGTAAGGTTTCCAGTCTTGGCTTTCCGTATTATTACTTTTTACTTCTTCTTTTTTTTCTTTATTAAACCAAATCGGTTCGTGGTTTTGCATGTAAAGCTCCTTGTAGAAATTGATTCCATTCATTTTTTCTGTTGTCCCAACTGTAAAATTTTTTATAAAACATTTGCTGAGAAACACATAACTCTCGCATACCATCAAGATGAAGTTGGTCTGCTATACCATCAATAGCAAAAGCAAAAGCTTCAGCTAGGTTTTTATAATTATTAGTATACTGAACATAGGTAGGCCATTCACTACAAGTTTCATATAAAGCTCCATAGTTAGTAGTGATACAATGTATTCCTGCACCCAATGCTTCTATAGCCGAAATACAAGAAGTTTCCTCCCAGATATTTGGATAAACAAATAAATTGTAATTAGATATTTCATTAGTGATATAATCGTTTGTTGCATATCCCATGTATTTTACATTAGGTAATTGTCTTGCTTGTTCAAACAATGGTTCATAAATATCTTTGTGTGCGTCATGAAAATTTTGTCCATAAATTTGTGTAGAAGAATATACATCTAATTCAACTAATTCGTTTTTCACTAATTGCATAGCACCCAATAAAACACTTAAACCTCTCCAAGGAGTGGACGTATAAATCATTTTAATTTTTTCGTGTTTTCTATGTTGTGTAATTTTAGGGAAATGTTCAATAGCATTTTTTATAACAGTACATTTATCTTGAGGTAGATCAAACATCATTCTATATTTTTCCACACACCAATGACTATTAAAAACATACCAATCGTATTTATCGTGATTAGATTTATCTTTAAACCAAGGAGCTAGGTTTGGTTGATCATAAGAATTTTGAATCCAAAGAATATTTATTTTGTCTTTTGATAATGGTTCTTTTTCTGGGATAGAGGTTGTGATTTGAAATTTTTCTAATAATTTACTATCAACATGTTTTTGCAATAAAGCATATTGCAATTCGGTACCACCAATAGGTTTCATAAACTATTTCTTTATAGTATCACCCTTGGTATGTAAAGAAGCAACTGTAATTTCAAGATCTTGTCTAAAATCGTCAGCAGTTGTATCAGTGGTTGGATTGGCAACATCTGCTTCAAATTCTGCTTTATCAGCGTAGACTTTCCCTGTTCTTTTATTTTTTACAATTTCTTTTGCAATAGCTGGTATTTTTTGTATTTCTGACATAATGATTTTTATATAGGATATCCTTGACCTCGTCCACCTTTTTTTCTTCCTTTATGTTTCTTCGAGTGTCTACCAGGTCTTTTTTTTCTTTTAGATTTAATAAATGTATTAACACCAAAACCTTTTGCTTTTTTAGCCATTTTGATCTTCCCTTGATATTTCTAATATTGAGCATACTGCAGTTACATTTGTAGTATCAGATGTTTCTAAAGTCAGTACATCACTTTCTTCTAGTATGATAGGTCCTTTTGCAATGTTACAAATGGTAGGGCCAGATATAGATGCATAAGCAATTAAGTTAGAAGTTAACGAATCAGAAGCATCATTTATTTTTGCTTGAACAACTTTAGATCCACCTTGATTTGTGACTTGTATATTTTGAATAATTGCACGTGCATTTGTTGGAGCTGTATACACAGATACAGCTGCCGTTGTTGTTCCATCAAAAAATGCGTTTTTATAAAAATTTGCCATTATGTTAAATCAACCCATTTTAAATTACCGATGACATCGTCACCATTGGATGCTCCTTTAGCACATAATGTTAGTGTATCAGAAGCTCCAGCAATTGTCTGTCCTAATTGGTAGTCAAAATTAAATCCGTCACCAAACTGAATAGAATTAGATGCTTTACCTGAAAGATAAGCTTTACCAATGATGGTTCCTCCAGTAATTGTAGTTGTTCCTGTTAAATCATATTTAACATTATCTGAATATGTTGTGTAAGAAAATGCTGTAGATGGTGTTGCATTGAGTCTTAACTGTACTTCAAAATCAGAGTTAGATACTGCAGATGCATCAAAACCTTGAGATACTACAACCGCATAAGGTCTAGATGATTGTAAACTAATCGTAGCTAAATTATAAAAAGTTCCAGCTGTAGTTAAATTAACTCCACCTAGTGAAGCTGTGCCAATCATTTGTTGTATTCCTTGAGGTGCATAACCGCCTTCAATTAAAGCAGAAGAACAAACTTGTTGTAGTGAAGCTGCTCCGCTAATAGTACCAGTTGTCTCTATTTCGTATCGTATGGGCAAGTTTGCCGTTTGCATATAAACGGTGTCTAAATTATTGGCGTTATAAAAAGTATGAGCAACAATAAATTTACCATCAATAACAAATCCACATCTAACTGCGCCCATTCCTAACCATTCATAATCTGTAAATAAAATAGTTGCTTTAGTTGGAAGTAGCGTATATCCACTTGGTCCTGTACCATCTAATTTATCTCCGTTCCAGGAAGATTGATTAACATCCGTATCTGCTGGTGAACCTGAAGTATAAGTTCTTCTTACAAAACGATATCCTGTTCCATAATCTTCAAAAAATATTCCGTTATTTGCATCAAACGTGCCTACACGTTGTTCTAAATTTTCTTCCTGTGTATTCATAACAAAAGTATTAAAAATTAATAATGACTTTCCTGGTTGATAAGACATTACTCTTTTAGATTGCCTGATAACTTTATCACCACTAGCTGTGGTCACATTTAAATTAACTGTAGATTTATTAGCTGTGTAAGTAACGGTTCCTGATCCTGTTAAATCTTCATCAAAGAGATTATTCTTTGACATGACATTTTTAGAATCAAATATAGTAAGTGGATTAGAAACTCTTAATCTTCCAAATGCATCATAAGCAGTAGAGCCATCTCCACCACCAATTACAGTTGGTTCTACATTTACGTTATTACATCCTTGGCTCATACTACCTCATTGTATACCAAGAAACTCTTTCAACTTCTTGTCGAAGCTCTTCTTGAAATGTTGTATTTAACTGATCTTTAATTGTTCTAATAGATTGAGCAATTTGTCTTTGATTCTCAGAAGTATATTCTGGTGTTGGTTCTGGTATGTTTACATTTACTTTAGCCATTAGTAATCGTGTAAGCCTCCTGGCCCAGAACCGTAAGGACCTCCTTGAGTTGAGAAACCTCCTCCACCCACTTTGCCACCACCATTTCCACCAGAAGTTGGTTGCATAGGCGCTGTGTATTGTTTAGCCTTAGCTGCAGATTGTGCTGCTTGTTCTTGTCTTAATTGTTGTTGTCTTGCAAATTGATTTGCAATAAAAGCATTGTAAGCTAATTGATTAGGTGCTGTGTATGTTTGTGTAGGCATTAAATTTCTTTGAACATTTTGTTTAGTTACATAGTCACCATAATTACCAAATAAACTTCTAACATTAATACCCATAGGATCTTTCATAAGGCCAGACTGAGGATCTCTATAAAAACCACCTAGTCCTTGTTTAGCTTGTCCCATAGATTCTGTTATAAATTGTTGATCAGCAACTGGTAGATCATCAAATCGATCTAATTTATCTACACCTGCCATAAGTAAACCTACAGGTGAAGGAAAAAAACCAAATCTTTCTTTGATACCACCATATAAATCAGATAGTCCTCCAGTAATTCTTTGTCCTGCTCCGGATAAATATTCAGGAACATTTTGTAAATACTCTCTTCCTCTTTGAGCTAATGTTTGAAATACATTTTGATTTCTGCTAACACTCATTACCGCTTGTTTGTAAGATTCAAAATCAGGATATCTTGCTTGAAGAGCTCTATCTGTGCTGTATTGTTGAAATAGTTGTTCTTCGTTCATTATCCCCTCATTCCGTCTGGTTGTACATCCGCTCTAAAAGTTCCAAATCTCCAGTTTTGATCCGTAGATGTATTTGCAATTCTTAAACTTGCAAATCTTGATCTTGCTCGAGTATCTACTTTATCAGTTGAATTTGTAATTGTAAACGGACCTAAGGGTGAAGATGTTGCGGTGTCCGTTGGGTAGTCTCTTAAATTAATTGTTACTTGAGCATCACCCGTTAATAATTTAAAATCAGGTACAAATCTTCTCATACTCATAAAGAATTGACCATCACCTCCTGCAGATAAATCAAAATCTCCAGATTGTATGAAAGCAGGTATCGCTGTTTTATTTCCATCTGAATCTACTTCGTTATTTCCTATTTCATGTGCGTAATAAGTGCTAGCGCCATTTACATTGGTTACTCCTTGAATAACAGGAAAAGAAGGAGTACCGGAGTTGTTAAATTCAGTTGCATATGGATTGTCATATAAAGTTGAGTCATGCCAAGAAGTTCTTGATAATGATCCAGTTGTCCAAGTATTTTCTGTGTAATTATAAGTTACCACTCTATCTGGTTCTGTCGATGCATCTTTAGGATAGAACCAACTTAATTCTTCATACAGATGATTTAAACCTGCATACACTTGTTCACCAGCATTATAATTAATTCCAAGGTTATCCCCTTTGTTTGTAAATACAAAATCCTCTACCAAACACGGCACTGATTTTACTGTACCATCATAAACAAAAAACCCACCTGCTTGACCCATCCACCATACAGCACCGTTAACATATTTTAAAGCATGCTGACCTATTAAACCACAATTACTACCTACTTGTCTTATAGAAAATGTAAATGGAGGTCCAACGAATTGCATAACATATGCAGAGGTATCGGTAAGAATTAAAATATAATCTTTTGCTTTTGCAGCCCCAACTATTTTAACACCAGAATCTAACCTAAATGTTCCAGCTGTGTTAATAGAGGTTGGAGTATAATCAGATATATCTTCTTGATCAGAAAATCTTATAAACATTTTATCTTGAGAAGACTGACTACCTATTGTTGTTTCAGTTCCAAGCATAATTAAATGTCTATCCCTTTCAGATATAATTGACATAACCGATCTTGTGGGTGCATTAGCCACTGCTGTTGCTCTTGTTTGTAAAGCAGAAGCGGAGGCTGAAATCGGATCCCATTCAAAGGTTTTTCCATTTTTTACAGTTGCTATTAATTTTTGTCCAAAATGATCTAAAGACCATGACGCAGGATCAAGTAATACTGATGATGTCGTAGAAGCTTCTCCCCAAGCAGTATAGAATTCAACTGATGCTCCATCAGAGTGAGCTGATCTCGTTCCAGCTACATCTCTTGTGATATTATTTAAATCGTTTCCAGTAATTCCGTTATAAGAAATAAATTCAGCTCCAACTTTAATCGTGCCTGATGTTGGAAATCCTACTACAGAGTTTAATGTTATGTCTGTTCCAGTTCCACCTGTTCCGTTTGTGTCGTCTAAAAGAGCTCCATTTAACGTGGATACAATACCAGATGCACCACCAAAGGTAGAGGTTCCCCAACCGTAGCCATAACTTTGAGTTAAAGGTCCTGGTTTTATGTAGGGGTTAATTGTAGCAGAGCCACTTGCAGACGTTGTTGCTGTAGCAGCTGAAGCCATTGTAATAGTGAAAGTATCGTTATTAGGTATGGTAATCACTTGAAAAGTATTTGTTTGAAAATCTGCTGCCACATATCCTGCGCCTGATGGTGGAGTCACTGATGTAAATGTAAATAAATCTCCCACAGATAATCCATGAGCTGTTTTGTTTACGGTGACCGTTGCTGAGGTATCTGTAGTATCAAAGGTAATTCCAGTTATAGCAGTATCTAAAGGAGTGATATCATAAAAGGCTCCTTCGTAATAAATCATTAAAGCTTTGTTAGTGCCTAATGCTGCGTATTTACGTCCATCTAAGTCAGCCCAAACCAATTGTTCTCGTACAGCACCTACTAAAGTTTTAGAAGTAATCTGTTCCCAACCACCTATTTTTTCAGGTAATCCATATCTGAATCTAACAAAATCACCATCAGTCCATTGGCCTTCAGCACCTGTGGGTGTGACTTGTTTATTAAATCCTGGTCTTATCTGTACATTTGTTAAAGGCATGCGTAATTATAGCATTCTACCATATTGATTGTAAGCCATAATGCCTTCTTTTATCTTTAAAGAATTCTCTATTAGGACCATTTTTATCAACGTAATGTATGAATACTTGAGAACACCAATCACCTTTAAATTCTTCTCTCCAATGTAAAACCTCACAACCTAAATAAACTGCCGCATCTCCCGGTGCTAAATCTATAGGTGTACCATCCATGTATATTGGCCATGAAGTTCCATCAGATCCAATATTAACTGTTGTACTTATTTCACAAGAAGGTCTATCTTTATGTTTTGGAAGGTCAGCAAATTTAGTATAACACCTCCAAAAAGTATAAGTTGGTAACAATTCCAATTCAGTTTCTTTTTGCATTAAAGGTAACTTTTGTATCATTAAAGACTCCATAATAGGGTCTCCGTAAAAATTTAAATCTACTACACCTGGTTTGTTGCTTTGATCATTAGTATCATCATGTCTAATTCTAAGTATAGTATAATCTCGCAATAGATTAGTTTCTTCTTGTGTTAAAAAGTTTTTAATTATTTTGTATTTAAAGTCTTTTCTTATTTGCATATTATAAAAACCATATTACGATAGCATATCGCGTACCATTCTTTACAAGATTTGCCTTATGTGGATATAAAAAATTTGAAGGAAATATAATAGTTCTTCCTACTTGTGGTTTTACTTTTTTAGATTCTTTTAAATCGGGAGAAAACATTTCAAATTCTCCACCATCAAAATCATCATTTATAAAAGTTACAACACTAATTGTTCTTGGAATTGTTGCAAAATGATCTACGTGAGGAGTATAAAAACCTCCCTCTTTATATTTTAAAACTTCAATTTGACTTGCTTTATTTACTGTTGCTTGTGGTGCTCCTGGTATGTAGTATTTTTTTATAGCATCATAGGTTGCATTTATAAAATAATTACACCAACGAACATGAGTAAGTTCTTTACTGTATCTATGCCAACATAAAGTTTCAGTGTTTCTAATTTCTTTATTTACTTTTGAATTTTTACCACCACCTACGTAAGCGTCTTTAAAATCTAATTCTTTGCAAATTTTATAAAATTTTTCTAATGTTTTTTTTGGAAATATACCATCAATTACTTTAACGTATTGTCCAACTCCATATGGATCTACTTGCATTGTTTTTTACTCCAAAAATCTAATTTATAGTTATGTACAAATCTTAAAGGATATAATAAATTATGTAAAATTTTATTTTTAATTTTAGATTTTGTTACATTCATTTTCCAGTTATCTCTTTTAAATGGAATGACTTGTGCGTAAGGTGTTCCTTTAACTATTGTTGTATCTAAATTAGGATATTTATCTCCATTAAGAACTATTGGAAAATTAATTTCCCTATCAAAAGTATCCGTATCTACAATACCTGGAATAATGCTAAATCTGTCATCTGTATTATTTAGTGGTGGAACAAATAAACAAGAATAGCCTGGAGGTGTTTTAATTATCCAAGGATTTAATATTTTGTAAAAAGGTAAATTTTTATTTTTATCTACTAAAGGAGATCCTTCTAATTGAAATGGGGAATGAACTTGTGGTTTACCATTAAAATTTATATTTATCCCAAGATCTGCTCCTCCTCCCACAACAGGAGTGGCAGAAAAACTATCTTTTCTATCCTTACCTTGTTCATCTTTAACAGTTTTGTTGTGTTCTATTTTAAAATCTACTGGAAGGTATAAACAATAACCAAAGGTCAATGTATCTAAAAAAGGCATACATCCTTTAACTGTTCTGTAATTAATTTTGTGTTCTAGTTTTTTATACCACTCTGGTATGTTTATTTTAATTGGAGTTGGATGATTTTGTTTTAAATTATAATAAACTTCTGGCGCACTAAACTCAATTATTTTTTCAAACATAAAAATGTTTTATAATTGTATATAGACTATAGCAAGTTTAAATTTAACCTATTTGATATTCGTGTAAAAAAGTAATTGAATTGTCTACACAATGTTGTTCCCAATTTATAGGATAAGTTAATGAAGATGTATCTACTTGAGATAAAACACCTAAATAATTTTGTAATTGAGTTGTTAATTGTTTTCCTTGATTTTTAGAAATATACAATTTTGCTTCTTTTTTAAAATTATCAAACTTTTCTTTTAAAGCGGCTTCATTTTGTACAGTTGATGAAAATTTATCAATAAAAGAAACAGCTCCATTATTTACTACAATATCTTTTTGATTTGTTACAAATGAATTGAACTCAGCTTCAGTTATAGTGACTTCTGCTTTAGTTCTAGCTGATACATTAATATCATTTTTATCAGCTTCTGTTTTTGCTATTTTATAAAATTGTCCGTTATCTAAAATTACAAATGCCATATTAAACTCCTAAATCTTCAAAAATATATAGACCACCTGGATTACCTGGTTGACCTGGTTGTGCAGGAGCATTTCCACCTGCTCCACCTGTTCCAATATCTGGTGCCATAAATATTTTCATGTCTTGGTTGTTACCGGTAAAATCTTTAGTTGCCCCTGGTGCAGTACCTGGTGTTCCATCCGCTGCTTGATAAGCTGGAGAAGGACCTCCACCAGCTAAATTTTGTCCTCCGTTTGCTGTAACGTTATTATCAAGAGTCGTGTTTCCACCTATTCCACCAATTGAAAAAGGTACTGAGTAAGGTGCTGTTACTGGAAAAAAGAATGCTCCCATTCCACCTGTTCCCCCATCTCCACCTGGTTGTCCTGGACCTCCTTGAGGTGTGGTAAACGCTCCCGCTCCTCCATTTCCTCCGCCTCCAGCAGCATATACAATTACTTTTGTTGCTGTTGGGTTAGCAGTATAAGTTCCGCTAGTTGGTCCACCTTCATATTTTACGGCAACCATGTTACCACCACCTGCTGTTCCTGAACTAGCAGCAGTAATTCTTCCTTGAGCGTCTACAGTGATTGATGCAACAGTATAAGAACCTGCAGTTACTGCAGTGTTTGAAAGTTGATCTGGACCTACTGCATCGTCTGCAATTTTTGCTCGAGTTACTTGTAATGCACTGATCTTAGCAGTAGTAATCGCATTGTCAGCGATCTTAGCAGTAGTCACTTGGTTTGCAGAAATTTTTGCACTTGTAATTGCGTTGTCATCAATTTGTGCTGTAGCAATTGTTCCACCTAAAGTGTTTAATGCTATTTCATTTAAATTTGTTCCATCAGAATAAGCAGCAACGATTGCAGCTTCACCTGCAGTGAAACCTGTTCCTGAAACAGTTTTGATTGTTAAATTTGTTACACCTGTTACAGCAGATAAATCAATAATGTAAAATTTTTCAATTCCATCTGGAATTGTTACAGTAGATGCCGTTGTTAAAGTTCCAGTAAATTTAAGAACCATGTTTCTTGCATTTGATAATGAAGCATCAGACATTGCAAGAGCAACAGTACCACCGTCAGATAAAGCTACTGCTTCATAACCTGCGATTGCTTGTTGTACTAAATTTAAATTTGTATTTGTTTTATCACCCCATTGCCCAGCGTTTTCGCCAGTGACCATCAATTCGAGTTTTAGATCTGTTGAGTAACTAGATGCCATAAAAAATTTCTCCTAAATAATTATAATTTTACCTTAATCATGCAGCTAAATCAACCTCTGTCCATACATTAGTAACTCCAGGATCGACCTCTTGCCATGAAGTGATATTAAGGCTACCCACACTAGAAGTCAACTCTATGCCTGTAACATCTACAACAGAAGTACCAACTACTGTTACAGAGCCAATGTTAGCTGTTAATTGTATGCCAGAAACACCTACTATTTGAGCAGGTATTTCTTCTGCTTCTCCAATGCTAGAAGTAAGTTGTTGTCCTGTAGCAGGTTCATTTGTAGATTGTTCTAAAGCAATAGTGCCAATGGACATTGTAGCCTCTGTTCCGGTGACCGGTACGTCTTGTCTTGTGCCACCGACTACTTGACCAATATTATTTGTTAATTCAATACCTGTTACATCTACAGTAGCTGTACCTGTGATATCTGCAATAGTTCCAATTTCAGCATCTAGCTGATCCTCAGAAGCTAGTACAAATATATCCTGATCAATTTGAATTGAAAATGAAGGACTTGCATATGTGATTTGTAATGCATCTGGTGCAGTTACAGTTACTTCAACATCAGTAAATGCAGTTTCATCTCCAATAGATGCTGTTAATGGAATACCTGTGCCTTCAGCAGGTATTACAGAATAGTTAACACCCCAACCTAAGTTACCAAAAGTATCTCTACCCCATCCAGCACCAATTAAATATGTTGGATCAACTGTTAATTGACCTGGAGTAGATGTTAATTGAGAACCTGTTATAGGCACTCCTATATCAATTACTTCTTCACCAATTCCTAAAGTTAATTGTTCACCTGTAACAGATACGTCTACATCAATTCTTCTTGTCGCTTCACCAATAGATGAAGTCAAAGAAATTCCAGTTACATCCACATTGGCATCACCTACAAATGTAAGAGTTCCTATTGAGAATGTAGCTTGAATTCCTGTTGGATTTGCAAAAGCACCTGATAAATCACCCCAAGTGTTTTCACCCCATGTATCACCACCCCAACCGACTTGTAATTCGGCATCAGCAGTAACAGCTCCTATTGAAAAAGAAGCAGAAAGATTTGTGCTACTTAGGGATGTAGTTTGATCACCGAGTGTACCCCAGTTCTCGAAACCCCATGTTTGTTGTCCCCAAGTAGCCATATCATTTTAGTTCCTTAATTACGCAATTCTTAAAATCGCAGCGGAAGTTGTGAATGCAGGGAACTGAATTGTAAATGTTCCAGATGTTGCAGTCTTGTCTCCACCGAAATCTAATACAGCAACCGCTTCAGTAGTACCTGTACCACCGTCAGTTGTTGTGTTGTAAATCAAAGCACCTCTTGCTGTTAGTGTTACACCTGTGAAAGATAAATCAGCAAAGTCAGTAATAGCGACTCCTGATGAAACTTTAACACCTTGGTTTACTAAAGCTTTACCACCTGCAGTGTAACCTGCTGGTGAAGATACTTCTGATGTTGTAGCGTAGTTAGTTGTTGATGCACCTAAAACAGCTGCAGAAGTGTACATTGCTAATTTGAATGTATCTCCACCTGCTGAATCAAAATCATGCTCACCAGCTAACAATTGCTTTTTGAATGAATTGCAAATTGCATTAGTTGTAATAGCCATAATTGTTCTCCTTTAAAATTACGTATTTGGTGATGGTGAAGGTATCTTAATTCTTGGTACCCCATCATCGTATTCTGCACGTCTTCTTCTCCCCATTTGTTGAAGAGCAAAATTCTGTACTTCTTCATTGTACTTTGTTTCGTACAGTTTGTACATATCCATAGGACCTTTTAGATATCTAAAAGCCTCAGCTAATACACCATGTAACAACATTGATTCTTGATAAGTAGATAAAAATGTATTGTTAGTTGATGTAAATTCTGGTGGATCTGTAATGTAGTTGATTTGTACAGTATATGCAGAATCTGGTATAGGTGCTACAAGAATATTGAAATCATCCCAATTAGCCCAATATTTAGGAAGACCTGTTGCAGCATTATTATTATATTCAGAAATAAAACTTGTATCTCTTCTTTCTAAAAATGTTCTTGTTGATCCATCAATCACTTGAACAGATCTCATAATAGTTAAATCAGCAGGTAAACTTACGTATCTGTTTCCTGATGTAAATGTAGATGTTGAATATTTTCTAAGATCATCATAATCAACTTTACCTGCAACATCGAGTTCAACAGATCTAATAAAATCTTGAATAATTTGATCAGTTAAAACTGTGTTACTTACTTCAGTGTAGTTTCTTACTTGTGTCAAAAAATCTGAATGTGTAATTGCCATTATGTAATACTCACCGTTACTGATTTAACTTGTATTGATAATTGTCTTCTTCTATTTTGTAAAGATGGATCTGCAGGTTTCATCTCAGATGTACCTTGATTAATAAAAGCAAAATCTCCAGGAAGTGTTAAATTAGCAACACCAACGGATGCTCCACCTGAATCTGC